GCACCTTCGATCAACGCGCTCATGCGCTCGATGTTTGGCGATCGCGGGCGCTGCTACGTCGGTGAAGATCCGGCGAGGCCGATGCACGTCGGCTATCACTTCGAGTTCTTCCCGACGCCCGTCGAGAAATCCATCATCGAGTACGGGCTGTTCCCGCGTCCGGCTGCGACGACGGTCTACTACGTCTATCAAACGTTGACCTTCACGCCCTTCGGGTTCCGCGAAATGAACCGAGGTGCTGATCCAGCTGTCGTGAAAGGTTGGTCCGTGCCGGGCTCGCCCTTCTATTCGCCCGGCTCGCCGAGCGGCCAAATGCTCAACAATATCGGGGGCACGTTCATCCTCGATCAATCGCAAATGGGGTAACCGTAACCATGAAACGCATCCTCACTGCCTGCGCGTTGCTCGCGTTGTCGCTGACGGCCGCAGCGCAGTTCGCGCCGAACACTGTGCTGACGGCCGCAGCGCTGAACGCAGCGCTCGCCGCGCCGAACATTACGGGCGGCTCGATCAACGGCTCTACGCCGATTACGACGACTGGTGCTGTCACGTTGAACGGCACGAACAATCTCGGCGCCGCGACGAGCGCGACGACGCAAGGCTACCTCGATAACTCGACCCTCGTTGCGACGACGCAATTTACGAAACGCTCGCTACTTGCCGCAACGGCAACAATTCCGTGGACGGTATCGAGTGGTACCTACAACTTCGCATCGGTCGGCTCTGGTGCGATCGTCGGCGTCACCACGAGCGGCGGCGCGGTTACGACAATCACGTCGATCGTTGCGGGCGGCACGGGTTATCAAGTCGGGGACTGTCTGGTTCTCACGGGCGGGAACGGCGACGGGCTGATCTACGTGAGCGCGGTGTCGAGCGGCGCGGTTACGGCTGCATCTGTGCTCTATGGCGGGACCGGATATACGGGGACGCCGCAGCTTACCGTCGCGTCCTTGTCACCCGGCTCACGCTCGGGGAACCTGACGGGTGTGCTGAGTGGCAACGTGACGATTGTCATCCCGTCCGGCACGTACCTCGCGGGCGCGCGCCGCATTGGCTTCGCGAATAACACAACCGGCCCGTACACCGTCACCGTGAAGCTATCGGATGGTGCGGGCGGCTCGACAGGCACGGGCGTCGTACTGCCGCAAGGCGTGAACAATTCCACGTCGATGACGCTGTACACGAATGGCGTCAGCGACGTGTGGCCCGAAGTGGGGGCGGCTACGAATCTCACCGTGTCAGGCTCGATGACGGTAGGCGGCCGCAACCTCGCGTTCGCAGCGCTGACCGGAACGACCGGTAGCCTGGGCGGCTCGCCGATTGGCTCGGGCTCTTGCGCATCAACGACAGTCACGGTTACCGGCGCGAACGTCGGCAATATCGCACTGACAACGCCCAACACGTATCCCGGCAATGGGTTTTATTGGCAGGCTTATGTTTCGGCCGCCAACACGGTGACGGTGAATGTCTGCTCTACGCTCAGCGGCAGCAACACACCGACCGCATCGACGTACGCCGTGCGCGTACCGCAGTAAGCTGCTGATACAATACGGCTATTATCCCGTGAGTTCGATATGACCGCTCAATCGTCAATCCCGCTTAAATGGTATGTGCCCTTCGCGAACAGCGATGCGAGCCGTGTCGAAATCCCTGTCACTACGTCGGACGCGACGCGCGCGTCGCAGCAGCTCGGTTTCCCTCCGCTCACGATGCAGCCGCCCGAATCGGGTGGCGTGCCGCCGCAGGGCGAAGATTTCAATGGCGCGATGAATCAGGTTGCGCGCGTCGCGTGGTGGGTACTGAACGGCGGAGGTTGGCCATTCGATTCGACGTTCGCGTCGAATTCGAACATCAACGGCTATCCGAAAGGCGCGACGCTTCAGGCGGCTGACTTTCAGGGCGAATGGATCAACACGGCTGATAATAACCAGATCAACCCGGATACGGTCGGCACGAGCTGGATTCCGGGCTACCAGTACGGTCAAACGTCGGTCGTCGGCCTCACGACCGGAACGACCACGCTCACCCCGCTGCAAGCCGCAAAGAACTTCATCACGCTAGCCGGCGCACTCACGGGTGCGGTCACGATCATTTTGCCGAACTGGATCAAGTCGTGGACGATCACGAACAACACGAGCGGCGCATTTGCCGTGATCGTGAAAACGGCAGCCGGTTCGGGCGTCACAATCCCGCAGAACGGCACGCCCACCCGCGTCATCGGTGACGGTACGAACATCAATCAGCAGCCGGACAACATCGCGGCCGCCACGAGCAGTACGCACGCGCCGCAAGCGGGTCAGGTGCAGCGAAGCGCATTCAACTACGCTGGCGTGGCAGGCGGCACAGCGAACGCTCTGACGGCGACGCTTACGCCAGCCCCCGCATCCCTTACAGATGACTTGATCGTCATCGTTCGCGCTGCATCGAACAATACCGGCGCTACCACTCTCAACTTGAACGGCTTGGGCGCGACCGCTGTCGTAGGCGCCGGCCACCAGGCATTGCAGGGCGGCGAGCTGGCGGCGAATGGGTTCGCCTGCTTCAGCTACTCGCAAGCGCTCGCATCCTTCGTGCTGCTGTGGGCGACGGGCGGCGCTGAACAGGTGGGCGCGGCCGCGGCGTCACAACAAGCTGTGCAACTTGGACAGTTGCAGCAAACATACGCATGGTTTGGCGGTTTCCAGGTAATCAGTGCAACAGGTACTTTCACTGTCCCTGCAAACGTGTACCGCCTTCGCTATCGCGAATGGGGCGGCGGCGGCGGTTCTGGCGGCAATGGCGCGGCGGGGCAGACTTCTGGCGGCGGCGGCGGCGGCGAGTTCGCAGAAGGCATTATCTCTGTCACGCCCGGCCAGAATATCTCGTGCACGATTGGCGCAGCCGGTGGCGGTGGCGCAGCCGGTGGCGCAGGTGGCGCAGGTGGCAGTACGTCTTTCACGGCGGGCGCTATTACGATAGTCGCCGCTGGCGGTGGCGGTGGCGCTAATGGCGCACCGTCAGGCGGCAACGGTGGAGCGTCCGGAACAGGCGGCACCGGGACCGCAGGGCGGCGCGTGGCCGGTGCGAACGGCTCGGGCGGCTCGGGCAGTAGCGGGGCAGGTGGAATGGGCGGAAGTGCAGGCGGGAGTGGTGGCGGTGGCGGTGGCGGTGGCTACGGCATTGGCGCTGGAGGGATTACGCCCGGAGGCGGCGGAGGCGGTTCCGGCGCCGCAGGTTCGAACAGCGGAGCCACTGGTGGCGCAGGTCAAATCATTTTTGAATGGTGATGTAAATGGAAACTACCGGTATCTACGCGCTCGTGCAAAATGGGATCGTCATAAATACGATAGTTTGGGACGGGAATCTGATGGGTTGGCGCCCACCCGAAAACGTATCTACCGTGCTACTCGCGACGGAAAACGCATCTGTCTCGCGGGGTTGGACCTACGATGGCGAGCGCTTTGACCCGCCGCTCGCATAATACTATCCGTGGAAAGGCTACACCGCATGAGCGCTGAAAAAATTTACGAGAATATCAGTCAGGTCGCCCTTGCGTTTTTCGGCGGCCTGATCGGCACGCTCATGCGAAAAGAGGCGTCGAGTTGGCAAGCGGCGCTGCTCGGAGCGTCCGGCGCGGGGTTCGTCGGGCTGCTCGTTGCCAAGTTCTGTCACGCGACGGGCGTGTCCGACGATATGACCTTCGTATTTGTGGGCGTCTCGGGTTGGCTCGGCGCGCGGCAGACCATCGCAATGCTTGAATCCTGGATCGAAGAGCGAACGGGATTCAAGCTGCACATCGAAGAGCCGGCCGAATCTCATCCCGAGACCCCCACCGCGGACGCTTCGGAGTCCAAAACACCTCAGCATTGAGACACCATCATGGCCCCGCATATCATCCGTCACACGATCGCAATGCTCCTTGTACTGACGGCCGCCAATCTGGCCGCCAGCTTCTTCGCATTGCATTCCGTGCGCGCGTTGACCGACGAGTTGCACGCACGGCAAATGCGTGTTGACGCTGCCGTACGCACTTTTCAGCAATTCACCGTTTGCGTCGAGCAGCAGCGCGCGGTCGGCGGCGATGCACGCGTCTGCCTGCCTCATTGATCTTCGGGGCGCTCGACGAGCGAATCTTTCCAGTCGCACGAGCCGGGTGTGTAGGACGCGAACGCCCGCGCGCCGAAGTATTCTCCCCGCGGCCGCCAACTCTCAAGGCCTTTGAGGGGCCGATGCACGTACAGGTAGACGCATCCGTTTCCGTCGCGGGCGAGATAGCGGTACTCAGACGCTACGTGCGACCAGTCGATCGAGGGCTTCGTCGATGGTGGCGCGATCCGCACAATGGCGCCGGGTTGCAGCGACATGCATTTGAACCATTCGTCATCAAGCGCGTGGCCGGCCAGCGCTTGCAACCTGCCAGCGAGGAATGCGTGCATGTACACGATTCGCGCACTCTCGGGCAGGTCTTTAAACGGAACGAGTCCCGGATTTGTCGTGTCGAAGACGGTCGAAGCATCCGGCGCCAAGATGGGCGGTCGTGCGACTTTTGTTTCTGCCCATTCGTGGACAATTTCTGGTCGCGCGGCGAGCAACTCCACGCCCCCTTCCCCCTCCGCTGAAAGCCAATACCTACGGCCCGTACGCGGCTCATACTCGTATGCGTACACAGCGCCGTCGGCGTCTTGTGCAACCCAATTTGCCCACTCGGGTACACGAGACCAGTCCAACTCGTAACTCGTGAACATTCTTATCTCCTTGTAAATGAAAACGCCGTTGCAGATTAGCTTTACAACGGCGCTTTGTCAACAGTTTCTGTCGCTTAGGTTAAGTCGCGGTCAATTGGTTGTACGCTTTTATCAGTTTTTGGCTGTACGCGTCGACGTTCGCCGGCCCGTTGTAGGCGCGCGCGAACGCGGTCCAGTCTTTGCTGCGCAGCGCAGTCAGCGCGGGCGGGTTGACCGCGGTCAGGTAATACTTGAGCACGAGCAGCTGCCCTAACTCGCTCCGTCCGTTCGCGTCCAAGAAATCGGCGACGCTAGCCATCCCGAGAGCCTTCCAGTACGCGCCCATTACTTGGCCGAGCCCCCACGAACAGGATTGGACGGCGATATCCTGCCCGCACACTGCTGCGACCTGTTGAAAGCGATCCCATTCGGCAAGGCCTCCCTGATAGCCGCCCGGCGTCGGGTAACAAAGCGCAGGCGGGAGCGCGCCGCGCTGCACTGCGTTCGCGTAGCGATAGACATAGTGCCGCTCAAGAAGGATCTTCGGCAGGCCGTTGCCGTAGAACCCTGCGCCGCTTGTTTCGACCGCAAGCATCGCGCGAAACGCGTTGGGCTCGACGCCGATGCTGTCGGCGACTTCGGCGATCTGATCAGGCGTCGTCTGCGTCATCGCAGCATTGGTGATCGGGCCGTATATGCCATCCGCCGCGAGACCGTGCAGGGACTGAAAGTAGGCAACGCGCGCGGCAAGCACGTCGTCGTACGGCAGCCCCATCGGCGCCGATTGTCCGTCGAGACGGCGGCGAAGGAAATTGACGGGCAAGCCCGCCGAACCGACCTTCAGCGGGCCGGGATCGATTGTCGTCATGTCAGAGTATTCCGTTTGGTATCCATGTTGCGAGCGTGCGCGGCAGGTCGAGCAGGTCACGTTCGGCCCGTTCACTGCGCTCACTGCGGTAGCGCGTTTCCATGCGCAGCGAAGACGCGCGCCCGCTCGAATCTGCGCCACAGCGTGCACACCCCGCGCCGTTCATATGCTCGTGCGGCGTCTGGTCGAAAAGGCCGTGCACGCGGCAACGGATCGTCACGCGCTCGCGGATTTTGACGTAGCGCACTTCGGAGTAGTCGTAACGTTCACCGTGCCGCGCCTTGGCACGTTCGATGAATTCCTCGGTCGTGATTCGGCGCGGCATAGCGGCAACCTCCTTACACGCCTTGCGTATTCGGTGCGGGCGTCTTGTCCGGCGCCGATTCGCTGCTCGGGTGCACGAACGAGCTGATCAACGCCTCGCCGGCGCCGACGAGTGCCGATGCCGTATCGGCCGGAACGACTTTCGACAGTTCCGCCGTCGCGGTGCCTGCGAGTTCAGTTGCAGCCGTCGCAGCAGCCGTCTCGACGACCGGGGCCGCCTGCTGCGCAACCGTTTCCATCTCCTCGCCGGCCGACCTGCCGCCTTCGAAAGCGTGCTCCAGCGATTCGATGATGGGCTCGGCGACAGCGACGATCGGTGCTGCGCCGGGCACCGCCGCAGTGATTGCGCTCGCCGCGACCTTCGTCACCGTGTCACCGACGGCGGCCGCATCGACGTGCGTGCCGGTGGCGGCTGCGCTCACCACATCGTTAGCAACTTGCGCCGCTTCTTCGCCGACCGGCTGGAACTTTGCCGGCAGGTGCGACTGCGCGAACGCGAGCATCGCCGCCGTCATCGACTGACTGAACGTCGCCAGCGCGTGATCGGCGTAGTTCGGCGTAGCCGTACCGGCCGGTTTCCCGGTTGCTGCGCCGGCCGTCACGGCCGTCTGCACCAGATCGTTGACGTGCGTGTCGGCGTTCACGTCGTGGCCCGCCTGGGCGAGCGACGCAGCGAATTGGGCGTGCAAAGCGTTGACCGTCGCGTGCAGCACGTTCAGCGCGTTGGTTTTCAGGGCGTCGAGGAAAGACATAGCGTAGTCCTATCGTAAGGTTGAAGTGATACCGCAGCGCGGGCGCTGCGGTTGATAACACGTTAAGGCTATTTCAGCCGAATGTCAACAGATCGTTTGAGTTCGATTTGTGGCACAAAACCGTGCGCGGCGAGTGCGTCCGCATAGCGCGCCCGCGCGCGTGAGGCCGCGGCCATCGTGAACACGTCCTGCTGCTCTTCGCCGAAAGCCGTGAGCGCGTCGAGCAGCGCGGGCAGCGTCTCGGGGTCGCGAGCCACATCAAAGTCAAGCGCCGGGTTGATATCCATGCTGCGCAATTGCGCATACAGATCGTCAGCGATGCGCGACACGACAAGGCGCAGAGCCGGCGTCGGCGCCCGCGTCCATTGCGCAACGAATACCGTCCTTGGCAGCATGTCAAATCTCCTGAATGAAAATCTCGACGTGTCCGGCGCCGGCGGGTGCCTCGCGCGAAACGTGCAACTCGTCAACTTGACTGTCATCGTGCCACACGCCGCCATGCGTGAGCACATCGAGCACGGCTTTTACGCGATTGTCAATGTCGTACGAACGACCGGTCGGCGCACACAGTCGCAGCCACACGACGAGCCGACCGTCCAATCGCGTAATACGGCCGTAGGGCAGCGAGTTGACGGCTGCCTTGAAGTAGTCACGCCCTTCACGAGAAAGCACGCTCTTGCCGCGCGCGAGCGCGCGCCACATGCGGTTCACTGACGGAGGCCAGGGCAGGCGATACACATGCGTTACAAGTGGAATAGGTTCTCGCGCGCTCATGACTCAATCGTAAAAAAAGCCCGTACGCTGTGTGAGCCGTACGGGCAGGAGGCGGACGGCCATCCGCCTTGAGGACAATCAGAACGGTATGTCGCGATCGTCGATCGTGACGCCCGTTATGCGGCTTGTGTCGCGAACGGGTTGGCCGCTTGCTGTGCCTGCTGCGCGAAAGGGTTCGCACCCTGCGCTACAGCGCCCGTTTGCACTTGCGCGGGCGTCGCTTGCTGAACTTGTTGTGCGAACGGGTTGCCAGTCGGCTGCGCCCACACAACCGGCGCGTTGGCGCCAGGAACGGAAGGCGTCGGCGCGTTCGGGTTGGCGTGCTTGGCGAATGCGTTGGCCGTGCGGCCGGCTCCGATGTTCAGGCGCTCGCCGTCGTTGGCAGCCATGACGCCGTTCAGATTGAAGTTCACGCCGCGCCGGCCGGTTGCGTCGTACGTCCATCCATAGGCGGCGATCGCGGCGCGCACCTTCTTGCCCGCATAAAAGAGCGGGCGGACAGCCTCGCCCGTGACTTGTTCGCCGCGCTCGTTCGCGATGTAGGGCGCGTACTGCGTGGCGGCGCGCACAATGAGCCAATCGCCGGGAATGCCAGCAATCGGTTTCGATTGCTGCGCGTTGACAGCGACCGCCAATTCAACGGGCGTGCCCGGGCCGACTTGTGCGTTACCGAATTTCTTGAGGGCCGCTTCTTGCGCGAGCGCGAAAAGCGTGGCGCCCGCGGCAGGTTCGAACGCCAGGACAGCGTAGTATTCGAGCGGCTTATTGGCTTTCAGCTTGTTCGGGATGGGCGCGGCAAGGGCGTGGGACGTGAGAATGCAGACGAAATCGGTGATTTCTTGAGACATGAGATACCCCGTAGTGCGATAGTTTCGAGAGTGCGGACAGTACAAAGACGGCAGCAGCGAATCGGTGCAACGCGTCGCCAGTGAGCAGCTGGTAAATGGTTTACGCTGCTGCCGTAAAACAAAGCTTAAGTTATTCGTTATTTTCGGTCAAGCGGTTTTTGCGAACTTCGCGAAGACCTGGGCCACATCGGGCAGTCTGTCCCGATCGAGAATCACGACGCTACGCGACGGGCGCGAACGCGTGATCAACTCGTCGTGCAGCTCTTCCGGTAGCGCATCGATGGCTTGCGACAGCGCGACCGGGGCTAACAGGTCGGTGCGACCGATAGCCAGAAGCGTGAATGCGGCGGCGCTCGGATCTTTCCACATGCGTTTGCCCTGCGTCTCCTTGACCGTCAAGCGCGGGTGCCCGGTCTTAAGCAGTTGTTCGATACGCTCTTCAACGTCTTCCATAAAAGCCTTTAAAACGGTCCTGGCGGCGAAGATAGCGATCAACTCATCCTCAGGTATATCCAGGACGCTGCGAGCCCCGCTATGGGCCTGGATTGCAGCCGTAGCCACATTGCCCACTACGCCGCACTTCGCTTTTCCTTTGCAATAACGGCAGTGATCGCCCGGGACCGGCGTGCTGGCGTCAGCATCGCCCGCGCGGGCAGCGTCGGTGCGCGCCGCTTCGGCGGCGATACGTGCGCGCTCTTCGTCCAGCCACTCAGCCGGCAGTTCGAGCACCTGGGCCGGTTCGCCGAGCGGCCGCCGCGGCTGGAACACGGCAAGCACGAAGCCCTTTGCCGCGAGTGTGCTGCGATCCATCGCGGCGACGCCGTACGCGGACAGTTGCTTGTTCGGTTCGCTACGCGTGCCGACGTGTACGTCCTTAAAGCCGAACTTGTAGTCGACGACGATCAGCACGTCCGTCCCCGGGCACCAGATGAGACAGTCGGCCGTGCCGAACAACTGATCGTGGATGCTCGTCGCGGCAACGCGCTGTTCGAGCGCAACGAAGAACTGGCCGCCGCCTGCGTACTTCTCGCCAAGCGAGCGAATGAACGCAGCGTACGCTTTGCCGTGCTTGCGCAGTTCGTCGTTCCACGTCACAACTGCTGCGGCAAGTGCCTCGCCGGTCATGCCGTCGAAGCGATCCATACCGGTCGGCGGCTCCTGCGCAGGCGCTTCGCCCCGCTGCGCGCCGGGAAGCTCGAACATTTGCCGTACGTAGAACTCTCCGACTGCGTGGGCCGCCGTGCCCTCGGCGGCGGCGGGGCTCGAATTGTCGAGTTCGCCGTCCGACAGAACGACCGAAACGGGGCAAGCGGCCCACCGCTCACGGCCCGAGAACGAGAGCTTGGAATGGATAGTAACGACGGGGTTAGCCATAGTGCGCGGTCCTGTAAGTGCTTTGTTGGTGTGAGTGCAGGCGAATCTTACAGGATGGTCAGAACAACGCGCAAGTGTGACCGTTGCTGCGCTGCGTCGGTAAGCGTTACTGCGTCCTAGCTGCTTCGATTGTTGCACCAGTGGGACAATCGAGGCCCCATCCCACCTGATTTAGGTGGGATCAGGTGGTGGGATGGAATTTCCTCTTTGGTTTCAAGTACCTACACCTCTTTATCCCACCTACCACCTAATTTATAAAAGTAAAGTATATAGAAATTTAGAAAGTAGAATAAGTAGGGGTACTTATCGCAATATTGCAGTAGTAGGGCTATATATAGAAACAGGTGGGAGGTGGTGGGATGGGATGAAATTTGCACCATAGTAGTGCATAAGCAGCCAGAAACGGCCTGAAATCCCACCTAACGGCTAAGGTGATAGACTTTCCGATAGCTAGCGTCAATTGGCGGAAAGTGACGGGTTGGTGACATACTTACAACCTGTAACATCGTCCCACCTAAGAAGTGCAACTTCCCGATAGGCTGCATAAATGACAAAAATCACGTTTGCGCAGATCACCGCGACGAACTGCGAACTGACCAAGACTTTCAAACGGGGTTCAGACGGGCGCATCGAGTCCACAGCGATCGCCCACATGACCGAGGGTTCAGCGCGCATCGTAGAGATTCCCGATGTTTCGTTTCTTTCGCACGTCTTCGAAGTCCTCACGCCGCACGAAGCAATTACGTGCGGTATCCCCGTGGCGGGTAGTACGCCACTCACCACGCGAGCCGGCGCCGAGTTCAGGCGCGACGCTGTTGCCCGCACCAACGAGGCGTTTTCGTTCCCGTACGGCCCCGCGCTGTTCCCGATTGACGTTGACGTTGATGGGGATAACTTCACGTCGGTAGGCGCCGTACTCGACGCACTCGAAGCTTGCTCTCCCTGGATGCGCAACGCCCACCGCGTCGCGCGTCCGAGCTCGTCGAGCTACGTCGCTGGCCGCGGCCTGCGCGGCGTGCACGTCTACCTTGCAGTGACGCGCGGCACGGACGTGCCCGCGCTCGCCAAGCGCATGCAGATCGAGCAGTGGGCGGCCGGGCGCGGTTTCGTGAAGATCAGCAAATCGGGCGCGTTGCTTGTGCGGCAACTCTCGGACGCACTCGTCTATCAGCCGTCCCGCTTAATGTTTGAAGCGGCACCCGTGACGCAGGGTGACGTGACGCGCGACGTACCGCACGGCGAGCACTTCATCGAGCGTGCGCCGCAAGTCGTCGGCGCGCCAGCTAAGTACCGCATCGAAGGTATGATCGACGTAGCGGCACTAGGTGCGCTGCGCGACATTGAAGAGCGTCGCTTCGTTTCGGCAGTACGCGATGCGAAGAACCGCCGCCGCCGCGAAGCGAAGACGATAGCTATCGACTATCAGAAAGCTAACGCCATAGCCCAAGGTCTGGACCCCGAACAGGGCGAGCGTTACGGCCTGCTCGCAACGCGCGCGCTCGGTGACAAGGCGTTGCCGCGTTCGTGGGTGATTAACGTCAAGGGCGTGGGGCGACAGACGGTCGAGCAGATCGTCGCCGCGCTGCCCGACTCGCTCGGCTTTCAATGCGCCGACCCCTTCGATACGTGGCGCCCCGACTTGGAACCGAAACACTTCGGCAAAGCCGAAATTGTCATGATGGGCGACACGCCGGGCATTTGGTCGCACAAGTTGCAAGAGTTCTTTGCGTTCACTAGTGCCGACGCGGCCGACCTATCGTCACCGCTCGATCTGGCTGCCGAACGTCTTTGCGGTCTCGTCGAATATCCCGAGAAAGCCGGAAAGAGTGCACCGTTCGTGAACGTAAAATTCGGGCTGGAACTGCTTCTGCGCGAGATTGACGCCCGCCCGCGTCTGAACGCCTGCACGAGCACGGTTGAGAGTGCCGACGTGCCGCCTGTCGGCCGGCTTGCCGACGCACTATCGCGCATCGGGTGCAATAACGTCACGCCCGGCACGATCGATAAAGCGCTCGAAGCGATCGCGCTGGAACACACTTACGACCCCTGGAAGACGGCCATTCTGAGCCTGCCTGCGTGGGACGGCGTGCCACGGCTCGATACGGTCTTCGAAGACACGTTTGGTGCGGCGCCATCGCTTGCGCAGACGTACGCGTCGCGAGCGCTCTTCGCTGCGCTCGTTATGCGGCAGTTGTGCCCCGGCGCGCCCGCCCCCGTCGTGCCCGTCATCATCGGCACGCAGGGCATCGGCAAGAGCCGATTTGTTGCTGACATTGCCCGCGCGCTCGGTGTCCCGTTGCCGAGCTCGATCGCGTTCTCGGACGATCGGCGCATGAGCATGGCGGCGTCGCGCTCCGTCATCGCCGAGCTTGCCGAAATGTCCGGCATGGGCCGGCGTGACATGGACGACATTAAGCGATGGTCGGAAGATGCTGTCGACGCATACCGCAGGCCCTACGAAAAGCAAGAAGAAGCCCATCCGCGTCGCTTCGTACTCGTCGGCACGGCCAACAAGCACGAACTGAACAGGGACGATACGGGCAATCGGCGATTCATGCCCATCATGGCAACGCGCCCGTGCGCGCCAAACTGGTCCGTGGAAGTGCTTCAAATCCTCGCCGAGGCGAAGAAGCAATATTGCGAGGACGAAGCGCGCTACTACGCGATGTGTCAGGCGGCGAGCGACGCCGTGCGCGAGCACAATCGCGTGGCGATGCTCAGCGGGGAAGGCGTGCCGCTGCACGAGCTTGACGACCTGTTGCCCGCCATTTTGCAGACGATGATGCGGCAGAGCGGGGGACGGCGCGTGTACTCGGGTCCGATACTCACGGCGCTCGAAGCGAGCAACGCAGGCCGGCGCGTGCGAGCTAACGAGGTGGCTCGCTGGCTGTGCTCGCGCGGTTGGTCGCGCGGTCAGGACTCGAAAGGACGCTTTTACGACGCACCACAAGAATACGTTGACGAAGGGCAGAGATTAACGGTAGTATCGCCTTCAAATCCCTTTACCAACAGCGAGGTAGCCGCATGACTTGGGAAGAATTCAAACGACAAGTTGAAGCAGTCGGGGTACCGCCGGGCACCGAGCTCGCATGGATTGGCATCGGCCCGCGCACGTCTGCGATCGATATCTACTACGGCGAGGACGGCCAAGTGCGCATCTTCACGTCAGGGACGATCGATGGCTGACGCTTACTACACCGTCGAAGAGGCGAGCCGCTTTCTTACCTGCGAGCAGTCGGTCGCAACGGCGCTACTCGCGCAACTCGGTCGCGACTGCTCGCGTGTATGCCGCATTCGAGGTGTCGAGTGGCACATTCGTCCCACGCCCGGCCGACCATGGCCGAATGAGCGGGCCTATCCGGTCGACGTGATTCGCGAAGTCTTTTCGCTGAATCCCGACGTATCGCCGTTCGTTCCCGGGAGTGCATCGTGATTCGTCTATTCGTCCCCAAAATGTGGCGTTCGAGATACGGACATTTAACAGTTTGGAATCTTGCGGCCCCCGCTTACTTGAGGGGCAATACGTTCGTATTCACGCAGGTAACGTTGCGAGCCTGTATATGGTGCTGGATTAAAGACGTATTCCGGGGAACTCCATCATGATTATCTCTACCAGTGCGGCCATGTTGGCTGTAGGCGCATCACTCACCACTACGACGTTGTGCAAGGACCGAAAGGTGGGTTGGCCCTTTTGGCTCGTGACTCAAACGATCGAATTGATATCGACTGGCGCGATTGCCGTGGCGTTATCATCTTTTATCAAATAGGTGGTGCGTCGTGATCCCGCGTGAGCTTAAACCTCGGCTGAAGCCATTACGAAACGGTGTGTGGAGGTTATCGCCGCGAGTGTGCATCGGCCCACGTTACACCCGGCACTATCTGTCGAGAAGCGCAAAAGCCGCTTTCTTGCATTGGTGCGCGGACGTACGCATGGCGTGTATAACGGGCTGCTATTTCGTTCCGGAAGAAGTCCAACCGTACGCGCGTTATTGACCTCCGGGCAGCGGCCTCAGCACGCTCGAGCCGTTGCCTTTCGACTGCACTTTCATTTACAATGTAGTGCAGTCTTTTTTATTTCTTCTATAAGAACGCATAACCGATAGGTGAGTTATGGCACGGCTAACGCCGCGATGGTATCAGCAAGAGGCGGTCGACGAGATTATCGGGGCGCTCACGACAGCGGCCAACGTAAACCCCATTGCGGCCGTAGTCACGGGCGGCGGCAAGTCGCTTATCAATGCGATGCTCACGGAACGCATCCTTCAGCTATGGCCGCAGGCGCGCATCCTGTCGCTCGCGCCATCGATGGAGCTCGTGTCGCAGAACGCCGAGGAAGCGACGGGGTTCCTGTCGGCCGCGCTTATTTCGCGCATCGGCATCTATTGCGCCGGGCTCGGCATGAAGGACCGCATGTCGCAGATCACGATCGGCTCGCCGCAGTCGGTCATGAAACAGGTCAAGCGCTTCGGACGTATCGACTTCGTGATCGTCGACGAAGCGCACACGTTCGAAATGCGCACGAAGACCGCGCAGAACATCGTGAACGGGTTGCGCGCGGCGAACCCTGGCGTGCGCTTCATTGGGCTCACCGCGACACCTTTTGTCATGAAAGGCTTGAAAGTCGTGCCGCTCGTGCAGTGTGGCCTGTTCGACTCCAAGGTATATGACCTGACGTGCGGGCGAAACTTTAATCGACTCGTACGCGAAGGGCATATTGCGCCTGTCGTCGCGCCCGCCCTGCGCTTCCCGCAGATCGACACGACGGACGTGAAGACCAAAGGGGGCGATTTCGACGAGGCCGAACTGGCCCGTCGCGCGATGGACGTGACGCGCGAATGCGTGCGCATTGCGCTCGATCACGCGCCGGACCGCAAACACTTCATGTGGTTCGCGGTGAACATCGAGCATGCGAAGATGATTCACAGTGCGCTGGTCGATGCGGGCGAATCGGCCGTCATCATCCACGGCAATCTGGAAAAGTCCGAACGCATCGAAGGCGTTGCCGAGTACAAGGCGAAGAAGCACCGGCACATCGTCAGCGTCGCGATGCTTACGACCGGTTTCAATGCAAAGTTTGTCGACTGCATCGTGAGCCTGCGCCCGACACGCTCGCTCGTGCTTTGGCGCCAGATCATCGGGCGCGGCATCCGTCCTTACCCTGGAAAAGAGAACTGCCTCGTGCTCGACGCGGGCGGCAATTTCGCGCGGCACGGCGCAATCAACGCCGACATTGATGCAGGCGATTCGCGTGTCGGACTGTGGGAATGCACCGATGCGGTTATCGAAACGCCGTTCAAGCGCACCGAAACAGGCGCCGCGATCGAAGTACCGCGCCGCGAACGCTCATCCATCCGGTTCCCGGTGAGCAGCCCGGCGCAGCCCGAGCACGACCTGCGCGTCGCTCTCGGACTCATGGAACCCGATGCGCCCGGCTGCGGGTACCTAAACGACGCCGAGCATTTGACGTGCCGGCAGTGCGGCCGGCCGCGCCAGGGGTTCTTGGTGCCGCGGCAGCCGCGCGAAGCGGGCAAGCGTAGCATTGGTGACGGCGACGGGTACGAAATTCACGACGAAGAAAGCGTCGTGCTGGCCGACGAGCAGTGCCGCGTCACGCGCACACTGATCGTAAACGACATGCACATCAAGCCCGAAGGTAACAGCGTTCTTCACTTCGACTTTCACACCGATTTCGGCCCGTACTCGCTGCGCCTGGATTACGACCGCACGACTGCCGATAACCGTTTCTACGCGCAGTCCCGCAAGTTTTGGGAGCGCGCGACCGGCACAAAGGCGCCGACCGAGGGATACCGCGCCGTGCTGCTGCGCGAACTAGTGCCGAAACCGATTGACATTACCTTGACAAAGTACGAAGATGGCAAGGTGTTTCTGACAGAAGTTCGTTTTGTTCGCAATGACAGATTGGAGAGTTTCAGATATGACCCGAACTATCGTTAAGGCGCCTCGCTCGCCTTGGTTTCCTGGCGACGTAAAGCCCGTGCGCTGTGGGGTGTACCGCGTAAAGAAATGCTATGGGACGTGTTGGGCGTATTGGGATGGCAAAACATGGTCGCATGGTCGCGAAGATCGATGGGCAATGCGTGCCAGCAGCTATTTTCGCAACCCTTACGTGCTCCCCGTTTTACGCTGGCGCGGGTTGATGGATCCGGCCGGGGATATCGTGCTTGAACGTTAAACGAACTATAATTGACAAATGACTGACAACCTCTTGTTTTTTGACTTCGAGACGACGAGCAAAACGGACCTGACGGCGGCGGGGCTTGGCCGCTACTTGGCCGACCCGACGACACGCGCTTACTGTCTGACCTTCCGACTCCCCGGCATGGAGAGTGCGGATTTATGGACGGAGGGGCAACCGTTACCTGATCCGGTCATTCGGCACCTTAGGGCGGGCGGGTTGTTCGTCGCCCACAACGCGCCGTTCGACTTCTGGATTTGGAACCTCGTGCTGCGGCGCCAGCGCGGCTACGAGCAGCTGCCCGAGTTGCGCATCGAGCAAGTGCGTTGCTCAGCTGCACGCGCACGGTATAACGGCCTGCCGGGCTCGCTCGAAGGTGCCTGCGAAGCAATGGGCCTGCCGATCAAGAAGGACACGGCCGGCGCGGATTTCATGAAGCAGATTGCGGCCAATCCAGATTGGACACCTGAATCGCATCCGGAGCACTTTGGGCGCACGTATCGCTATGCCTTGATCGACACGGACGCAATGCACGGGCTCTGGCACGCGACGTGGCCGCTGCCGCCGCGCGAGCAACGCTTCTTCGAATTGGACATGCGCGTGAACGCGCGCGGCTTCGGCGTCGACGTGGAAGCGGCCGAAGCGATGGAAGAGCTGAAAGAGCTTGCCGAGGCGCACCTCGATTATCAGCTCGCGTGGCTCACGAGCGGCAACGTACTGGCCGCATCCGAGGTCGCGAAGATCAAGGAATACGCATCCACTTTTGGCGAGGAAATCGACGATGCGGGTAAGGAAGCACTCAAAAAGATTGCAGCAAGAGAAGAGCTACCGCGCGAACTTCGCCAGATACTTGAGCTACGACTCGATGCGTCGCGCGCCCCCAAGAAGAGCGCAGCGATTCTACGTGCGCATGTTGGCGGACGCATACAGCATTCGACCATCTACCACGGTGCTCTTTCTGGACGTTCCACAGCTCGTGGAGCGGGAGGGGTTCAGTTACTCAACGTCGCCCGGCCTCGCCCCGGTCGAAAGCCCGAAGATTGCGAACGCTACCTCGATGCGGCCATTCGACGCGACGTAGAGTTTCTGTCGTCCGAGGGCGTCGGTCCGATTCTCGCTGCGCTCGCCGACGCGCAGCGCCCGCTCTTTCGCGCGACGAAACCTGGGCATGTGCTGATCGGCGCGGATCTATCCGGCATCGAAGCGCGCTTCGCCCCGTGGCTTGCGAATGATGAGGAAAAGCTCGTCGACTTCGAGAAGGGCATCGACGGCTACAAGAAGGCCGCCGCAAGCATCTATCACGTGGCATACGAAGAAGTGACGAAGGACCAACGACAGGTCGGCAAGGTGGCCGATTTGGCCCTTGGTTACGGCGGCGGCGCAGGCGCGTTCACCAACATGGCGGCCAACTACGGCGTGCACCTGCCCGACGATGAGGTCGATTCGATCGTGCTCAACTGGCGCGCGGCGCGGCCGATGTTTGAACGCTGGTGGTCGATGCTCGAATACGCGGCGCTCATTGCTCTCGACCAACCAGGACGTGCGGTCGATGTGCCGATCGGTCGCGGCAAGTGCACGACGGTGCAATTCGTGCGTGACAGTGTTGCTCTACGCATGCTGCTGCCGAGCGGGCGCGCGATCAGTTACCACAATGCACGCCTGGACCTCGAAGCTGGCGCGAGCGTGCCGACCGCGATCTACGACAAGCCCGAAGGTTACGTCGAGACACTCGACCGCAAGATCCTTTCGAACAACCTCACGCAGGGTCTCGCGCGCGACCTGTTCTGGGAAATCCTCGTCGACGTTGATGCCGTCGAGGAAATCGTCCACCACGTCTATGACGAGGTGATTCTCGAAGTACCGCAAGAGCGCGCCGAGCAGCGGCTCGAACAATTGCTCGCACGCATGCGGATTGCACCCAAATGGGCGCCGAACCTGCCGCTCGACGCGGCAGGTTACGTCGCCCTTCGCTGGCGCAAAGACTGATCACCCCACCACGGAGAAACACATGGCTGATTTGAAAGACACACTCGCCGAGCGCGGCGCGCGTTACGGCATGTTCGACGAACACGCACACATTTCGCAGACATTGCAGGACACGATGCGCGCGGCGCCGGGCTTCGCGCGACTCGCCGCCGATCAGAAGCAGGCCCTTGCGACGATCGCCGACAAGATCGCACGCATCCTGAACGGTGACCCGGATTATGGTGACAACTGGCACGATATCGCCGGTTACGCATCGCTTGTCGAGCAGCGATTGACCGGCACGGGCATTTACGCTGCGCGCACGGCGTGGAACGAAGACCTCGCACGGCGTACGGCACTCATGGCCGCGGGACTTACAAATCTCGCCAAAAGTTCGGATTAATACGACTTTCTTTGCATTTCGTACAGTTCCGTACTAACATTCAGTTGACCAAGTGCGTACAGGTTAGTTAAACTGTACGCACAATCACTTTAATAGGAGCTTTACGTATGCGCCCGACTGATCTTCAGCCCACCGATTACCGAAAACTGCCGCTCGAACTCTTCACGATCACCGACCTTACCGACGCACTCGGCGTCGACGAAGCGGCCCGCGTGCTCAATACGTCCAAGCGCGCTATCTACACGATTCGTAACACCAACCGTGTCGGCGTCGGCCGCCTCATGACACTCATCGAAGCCGTGCGCATGAACGAGTCGGCCTGCCGCGCGCGGCTCGTCGCACTGCACAACATGCGCGCCACTCGCGAGCAGACGCACGCAACGCAAGAGAACGAATAACCCGCCATCGACCACAACTGCAAGGGAGCACCGACTGTGAAAATCGAATTCAACAATCTGGAAGAACTGGACGATTTCATCGGGTGGGTGCGCAACGGCCGCGCGGCCGAGCGTAGCCGTCTGACGAATGCCGTTCCGGCCGCGTCGACCGTGTGTGTATCCGACGAACGGTCGCCCGTGGGGCTTGATATCGCAAAAGTGCGACATGACGATGGGTCTGTCACGACAACGAGTATCGGAGTACCGCCTGACGTTGCGCCCGACGAAATAACGCCGGCCGATAAGCCCAAGCGCGCGCGTCGTACGAAGGCCGAAATGGAAGCCGCACGCGCTGCTGAATCGGCCGCTCAGACGGGCTCAACAGAGCCGGTGCGTACCGAACCGCAGGCAGCGCCGTCCGAACACGCCAACGAGCCGGCTGCGGCTGCGGCCGCGAACGGCAACCCGTTCTCTAACGGCACGCAAATGATCGAGGCCGCACTCGTAGCCCCCGACGCGGCCTCGGCGACGCGTGCGGTCGGCGAGGCCTTGCGTGCAGAGTCGGCGAGGCCCGACACAGCGGGCGCGACGGATGCTGCTGCCTGGATAGCTGCTAAAGAACAGGAGTTGATCAAAGTCGACGCGATCGAATGTTTGCGCCTGTCGCGCAACTTCATCGCGAAGCACGGTTTCCAGAACTATCAACGCGTCTTCGCGCTGACTGGGCTGCCTGCTGAAATCACGAAATACAAAGAATCCGAGCGCTTGCAGCACGCGGCTACGATGGCTTTCCTGGCCGAACACCCCGACGCATAGGTGCCGTTATGGCCTACCTTATCGCATTGACGTGTCTGATAGTCTGCCTCTATTGCGGCGGGAAGATGATCGAGGCGTTACTCAACGGGTTCTGGCGCGGACTGTTGCTGTTCGGCCGTCTGACGGCCGGTGCAGCACGTTTTGCGGCGCGCGGCGCGCTTGGCGCGTATGCACTTCTGTGCGCAGGCGGTCTATGGCTCGCGCAATGCGCACACGCCGCCTACTTCGGCGCAGCCTATCGCTGGAAACGCCGATACGTCGCTGGCGAGCTACGCCGAAGACGCTTGACACGACGCGAATAAAGCGTTACCTTTCGTTTACCGACAGACGAGTGAGGACAGCATGATCGACATTGTGACGCCGGCTGTAACGCCTGCAATCGCGGCAATTGAGTATGCGCTTAAAGCTGATGAGGGCATGGCGTTTTTGCGCTGCTGGTTGCATGGCGATTTCGACGTGATTCGCGACGAATGGCCGGATGCGCCGCAAGCAGTGTTCGTTGCCACCCCCGCACCGGCCGAGCCGAAGGGGGAGCAGCCGCCCATCCGTTTCGACGGCGACGAGAAATACAAGCTAGCAGAGTGGACACGCGCTGAGTGGAACGTCGGACGCTGGCTGTCTGCTGCGATGGAAGACGACAGCGTGTGCGCAGAAATGAAGCGCGACGTGAACGCGTGGTTTGCTGAGCTAGAGGCACGCGTGCAGCACAGCGACGAGCTGAGGTCGCGCACGCCCGGAGAGAAAGCGGCCTACCTCGAAGGAGTTGAAGAGGGCCGTAGGCGCGAGCGGCGCGACTCGAAGCCCGAGCAGCGCGCGGCGAGGCTGAGCGATGAGCGCATATGGGAAAAGACGCTGGCCGCTTTCCCGTACGAGGTCATTGCGTACATGGACAAGCAAACGATGCTCGATCTTGCGCACGACATCATCGCCGCGAACAACGGAGGCAGCAATGAGTGACAGCAAAGCGATGAGCGAGCGCGAGGCGTTCGAGGCGTGGGCGGCGGAACAAATCGACTACGACACCGAGAAAGACGCGTTCGGGAATTACATCTACGTGGACACCGACGAAGCCTGGATAGGCTGGCAAGCTCGCGCAAGTCTCGCTGCAAGCGCGGGTAGCGTTGTCGATATCTCGGACAGGCCTGGGTGCGTCATGCATATGCCAACTGCCGATGAGATCGATAAGCTTCGCGACGAAGCACGCAGGGTGTCTCGCGCTGGCGTCGAGTGGATGCGCATCGAGGAGCGCGCCGAAGTGCTGGCGAACCTCGCTGATCTTGCGCTTGCTGGGCTCGCTGCAAGCGCGGGGAAGGCGGAATGCGCGTATGCGCTGATTGGACGGCAGCTAATTTCAAGCGGTCTTTACGACCGCATGGCTGACGCCGACAGCGACGTTGAGGCCGCAGGATTGATCAGTGAGTTGGTTTCTGTAGTCGATCCTATCTTGAGCACCAAATATGAGCGCCATAATGCCGCCCCAACGCCCACGTGCACGCACCCGGTATGCAGCGCACCCGGGATCTGCGTCCGTACCGGAAAGTGCCAGTTTGAAGAGCGCGACGCGGCGGAGGGGAAATCGTGAACTGCACATGGAATCAGGACCCAGACATCGAAAGCGGCGTTTGGGATACCTCCTGCGGCGAAGGGTTCGTGTTGTTCGAGAGCGGCCCCAAGGAGAACGGCTTTCACTACTGCTGCTACTGCGGCGGAGAATTGATCGAGACGCGCGACGCGGCGAAGGGAGGCGGCGATGCTGAGTGAAAAGCTTATCACAGCGCTAGCGCACAAGCACTACGCGATATACCAGGAATGGCAAATCGACTTGCACGAGTACACCCGCGCCATCGAGAAAGCCGCGCGCGAAGAGGCGATACGGGAGTGCATGGAGGAACGAGACCGCGTGAAGCGTGATTCGTTTCTGGTTCTCGCGGCTACTGTACTTGCCGCAGGCGGCCGCATCGCCGTCGATAGAGACTCGATGCTCAAGTCAATCGACACGAACCTAGAGCGTGTCGATAACCCTGACGGAACGTTTGAATTCCGTGCGCTGCTGAAGGAGGGATCGTGATCAACCGCCCGCGACCCACGAATTGCCGTTGCAAAAGACGGCGATCGTGTTGGAACTACCCCCGGTAACGGGGCTGTTCCACGTCGGATTTGCCGCGTCCGTTACGTAAGCCCTCGCCCCCTTCGCCGCGGTATTGCAAGTAGGCAATGCGCTCACGGTGTACCCGGGCGACAAGATTGTAGGTGTCGCGGTGCCGCCCGTGAGCGTTGTCGCGCCGCTCACAGTGAGCACGCCAGTAACGGCGACTGCACCCGAGCCCGCGTTTAGCGCGATTCCAGTGATGCCGGCCGCTTGGCCGCCCGTGATGACAAGTGGTTCGAGTGCCGTACCGTGCGAGTCGTTGTAGAACCGAAAACGCATCGCGCCTTGGTAGTACAGAATCGATCCCGTACGGTTATTCGCGGTCTGTGTCGAATCGAACAAGTCAACGTCGGCGCCACCCGGCGCCGCGTAATTCATTGCGACACCCGAATTGGTTGTGCTCGCCGGGCTCGTGTTGGCCGCGGAGCTTACGACGCCCTGCACGTTCAGGTTACCGGTCGTGCTGACGACGCCCGTGAAGGCGGCCGTGCCGCCTGTTATGGCGACGCTTGCCGGATTATAGACGGGGCCGGCGTACTGACCGAAAGCGACAGCAGGGAGGAGCGCGAGCGACGCGCAGAGCAATTTACGCATGGTCAATATCCGATGAGTGCGTACGTCGTGCCGGCGCCCGAACCGATCGCCGTAATGCCGTTGGATGTACCAGTCGGGATCGTCAGCGACGCGCCAGGGGCAATCGAAAAGTCGCTCGTTGTCGCAGTCGCGTTGAAGGATACGTAGAGCGTTTGCGTAGCGTGCGTGTTCTTGATCGTGAGCCAATGCGGGAACTGGCCTGCCGTCACGATAAACGCGGAGGTCGTGCCGATTGAGCTATTCGCGCTGATGCCGGCCGGACTCGAACCCGAGCCGCCCGAAACGGTGCCCGCGGGCGTCATCGGGTTGCCGCTCACCGGGTCGACGAGATATACGCCCTGGATCGTATTTCCGAGCGACGCCGGGTAGTCGTTCGGACCGCCGCCACTGTACGGGCGTGCGAATTGAGACGCATAGGCCGCGCCCACGATGGTAAGCGCAGCCAATGCGCCGAGAGCGATTCGCATCCGTTGCTTCATTTCTTTCCTCGCTTGTCGTAAGCCATGCAGTCGTCTGCGATCTTGTGTAGCGCGTCGAGCGCCGGGTGCAAGCGCCCGGCAGCATCCTTTGCGCGGGCCTCGCGCTGTACGCTGTACGCAATCGCCGCCGCCTGCTTCGGATCCTTACCGGCCTTCACTTCCGTGGCGATGTTTTCCGAGCGCGCCGTGTCGCTCTTGCCTTCAATGAGTGGCATCTTTGTCAACTCCCGCATGCCCGGGTGCAACGGTTCGGGCAGTTTGTCGAACGGGAACCATCCCGTATCTGTGTGTTCGGCAGCATCGACCGCTTCGCCATCGGGCACAAACTTACGCGGCAGCGCCGCGCCGAAACACTTGAATCCATCTGCGCTTTCGTACAATGGCGTCAACGTGCCGCGGTAGGCAACGCCCATTTCTTCGTACAACTCCCGGCGCGCCGCCTGTTCGTCCGACTCGCCCGTCTCGACTCGCCCGCCAGGAAACGCCCACGTGCCGGGTGCGTCGGCGCGCGGGCCTCGCTTCCCGAGAAAGACGTGCCCGTCGTGCACGAAGAGAATCCCCGCGGCGCGCGCCATTACTGCGGCGAGACTTGCATTTGCTCGAAGACGAGCACGACGACGGCCGGTTGCAGGATCTTCTTGCCGCTCGGGGCTTTGTAACTCTGCAAGAAGCCATTTTTCAGTTCGTAGCGCTTGCCTACAGCCGGCAGCGTCGCGGTGAGCTGCTGTTGCAGCTTCGTGCGATTCGTGCGCTCATACTGCACGATGTTTTCGAACAGCGCGAGCGAGGCGCTATCGGCCTGCAACGTGATCGTGAACGTGACTTCCTTGAACACGAAACCGGCCGAGAGCTTGCCATCGATGCCGTAGCTGTACTCGCCGTTTTCGACAGCATCCGACTCGAACGCATCGTCGGCGGCGTAGCCCTGCAAGCGCTGCGCCGAGGTATACAGCGCTTCGGTCGTGAGCGCCAGGGTGGAATTCGCGGTGGTAAGGGTGCCGGCCATGTCCGGGTTCTCCTGAATACGTGAAGGTCAGCCGAGCGAAAGCCCGGCATACCGGTTGCCGTTAGATAACCGCCGTGGAATTGACGTTAAGCTGCTGCACGCTGCCGCCGTCCGTCCACCACAGCTTTGCGGTCGGCGACGTACGCTGCTGCCGTGCCTGCGCGACGTTTGCCGGGTCGCCGATCAGCAGATACCAACCGCGGTTCTGCACGATATCGGAAATGGGCTTGCCGGCCGACGTGTTGATCTGCTGTGCTTGGCTCTGCGAGAGCGTCACGCCGGCCCGGATGATGCCCGAAGTGACCGCCGCGTCGATCACGTCGACGCCCGCGCGGTAGAGCTCCGTGTAGCCATCCGAGTTGTACGGGATCGAGCCGTAGGCGAGCATAGCCTCGAAGAACGCGCGTTGTAGCTCGCGGTTCAGGTAGATCTGGTCGAGATACGTGTCGGCCCACAAGAACGCGCCCGAGAGCTTGCCGTTGTACGCGATCGAGTACGTGTTCGCCGCGTTGGCGTAAGCACCGTAGTAGGTGTAGCCGTTCGACAGCAGCGCATTGGCCGTAGCCAGATCGGAAACCGTCGTTGCGACCGCGGCCACGAACTGACGGAACGCGAGGTCCGTGCGCCCATTCTGCACCGAGTAGTTGATCGACGCGGCGTAGCCCATGAGTGCGCCTGCAAGCTGCTGCGTACCGTACACCGGGACGACGCCCTGATACGGCGCGGCGATCACTTGCGCGCCGAACGACGCGGCGTTGTTCACGATGATCGATGCCGGGTCGACGTCCCAACCCCAATACAAGTATTGAAAATTTTGCGAGCTGTTCCACGCCGCGTATGCGAGGCGATCGGCAATCACGGTTGCATACGACGTGGTGAAGGTGCCCCAATTCGTATCGAGTGCAATGATGCGTGCCATTGCGGTTGCGGGCGTATCAGCGGCTACGCCGGCCGTCTGAATGAACGCGCCCGACGCCGACGATAGGCCAACGCCTGCGGCGAGCGTGCCCGACACGTCGGTGCTCGTCGCAGTCGGGCCGGTGCTCGTCGAAAGCAGCAAAAATCGATTGCGCTGCGTGTCGTACGTGATGGCGAACGTGGGCGACGTGAACGCTGCCGTCATGATCGTCGCGGCATTCGAGAAACTGGTCGCGCTGGTCAGGTTGATATTGCTGGACGTGAACTGCGTGCCGCCGATCGTCACGATCAGCGTACCCGAGAGCGCTTGCAGCTGCGTGAGCGTGAGCGCGCCGAGCGAGGCACCGTAACTGCCAGCCGGCGTGGCCGTAGCGGCGTAGCGTGCGAACTTCAGCACGTAAGGGAGCTGGCCGCCGTTGATGATGCCCGGGAAATACGCTTGGCCCATCGTATCTTCGGGCGAGCCCGAGCCGAACCAGTTCGTTACGTCAGTCGTGACGAACTTGCTGAGGATCTGACCGGGCGCGACCGAAGCGTCTTGCGTCAACACCATGCCCGACAGCCGGGACGGAGCGCCGCCCCCGGCGATGACGCCGGGAATCATGCTCACGATCTGAGAAATGGGAATCGTAGTCATCCCGTATGCTCCGAAAAGTTGCACCCGGTATCGATGGCCTGAGCGCGATTGAAAAAGGCTATTGCTAGCCGAATTCTATCACCCGCGTCAATGCCTGCAAATGATTTCGCGCGAAGCGGTATTGATCATTGCGGCAGGTAGTCGGCAGGCGGCGATTCGACGACGACAGGCGGCGGGTTGGTGAAGAAATCTTGCGGCAGGCCGACGACCTGATTCGCTTGCAGGTATAGCTTGACCATAAAGCGCTGCTCGTACTCGAATTCGCCGTTCACGATCGTCAGCTGTTGCGGCTCGTCTGCGTAGAGCGGCTGGATAGCAGCCTTTGTCGTCGGTGCGTCTGCGCCGTTGCCGTTCAGTTGGTCGCAGGCCCACATCGAGCGCCAAGCGCTCGAGATGATATCGGCCCAATCCGGGGCGCTCGGACCATAGCAATCCACCTGATACGAGTATTGCGTGTGACGCGTGACGTTCTGAAGCAGCGCGACCGGATCGTAATCGCGGTCACCTTGATCGAGTCGAACTTTCACGGACGGTTGCACGACCGCGTACGTACCCTGCGGCGTCGACGTGAGGTTCTGATTCGATTTGAGGATCTGCCCGGCGAGCGACGGATCGAACAGGCTCGACACAAATCCCCATACGGTATCGAAGATCTGGTCTTCGGTGGGCGAAAGCACTGCGCCGCTCATGGCGGGTTACTCCCATTTTTGATAGCCGCAATGAGCGCCTGCACGTTCGGTGCGTTCAGCTGCCGCGTCACTTCGAACGAACACCATTGCGGCCACCATTCAAGCACTCGCGTGATAAGGTAAAACTTACCGTCCGCGGTCGTCTGGATAACGTCACCGCCTTTGTCGTCCGGGCGGTCTACACCCGTGAAGTTGCCGTAGGCGTACACTGTGTCGTACATGCTGGAGTATCCGAGCGCTCGCTCATGCATTACCTTGTCGTGCGCCTGGGCCTGAAATTGCAACTGCGCCGCGACAGCCGTGAACGTCGGCATCAAAATGCCGCGCACGTTCGTCGAGCCCGTCGATACGTAGACCGTGCCGGGTTCGTCGGGGTTGAGCGTCGTGATCGCGCCGCGCACGACGGCGTGCATGTTCCAGGTCATTCTGCGCCCTTTTCGACAACTGCCGAACTGACCGATCGCAACAACGTGCTTGTGAAGATGAGCCCGTGATTGAACCCTTTGAAGCGTGCCCACTCATCGGAGTTGTCGGCCGGCCAATCCGTAATCGTGTGCTGGATATCCTCGGCCATGATCTGTCCCACTGTCACTAGCGCTTGACGTGCAGGCATGCCGCCCATCATGAGCGTGACAGCCGCGTGCGTCCACGCGCGGCGCTGTTCGGCAACTGTCTTGTCCATGAAGGGCCGCGGCGGAATCTTGCTCGTTCCGTAGTTCAGCGCGGCCGCGATCACGGCGACTTTCATGCCTGCACGCGGGTCGGGCACCGTTTCGCCTGTTTCGGCGTTTTTGAGCGTGTCGGCCGGATAAGTGGCGTTCTCTAATATGCCGGCCTTCACGGTCAGGGGCTCGCTACGGTGCACGACGCGCGTGCCGCGGCGATGGACACTCACACGCCACCCGGTACGTTCATGATCGAGCCGCCGTATGCCTGCGCGCCGCCGATGCCGCTCACGCCGCTCGCGATGTAGACGGCCGAGCGGAACCGCGCGGTCGCCATCCAATAAGTCGCGCCGTACTTCGTCTGGTTGTACCACGCGGACATTGAAGAGCCCTCGGGCAGCTTCAATTCGAACGCGGTCGACACAGTCCCCTGCGCCGCGTTCGAAATGCGCCCAGGCGGCGTGTTGTCCGGCCCGGTCGGTACCGCCGCGCCGTAAACGAGCAGCATGTGCGCGACGAGCAGAAAGAACAGCTGCGTGCGATAGTTCAGGTCCATGACCGGCGAGTTGTCCGTGTTGTCGAGCATAGATTGCTCGGCAATCGTGAACATCATCGACGTGCGCGACTGCGGCACGGTTGCGAACTCAGGGTAAGCGTTCGCAAATGCAACGGGGTCAAAAGTGACTTGCGGCATGGCTTTTTTCCTATCGCACGCGATGCGCGGCGTCCGATTACCGACCGAGGTCCGGTGCGCCTTCGACCTGGATCGTCGCGCCGATGCCGCGAACCTTGTTCGGGTTGTTCGGATCGATCTTCTCGAAACCTGCCGGCACGTCCTCGCGTTCCTGCGCCTTGGCCGTCGCGTCCTCCATCTGGGCCATTGCGAAAACGTGCTCGTCGGCGAACCATTTCTTGTCGCCGTAATGCGCCTCGATTTCGACCCACACGTCCTTCGGTACGCCGTGCGTATAGCCGTGGCCGCTGTGTGCGCCGGGAGAACCTGCGCCCTTGATCACCAATTCGCCGCCCGTCGTCGGCAGCGGAATGCGCAAACCTTGCGGCAGCTTGCACGCGATGGTGAGAGTGTCGGATGGGGCGGTTTTGCGGGTAGCCATATACGGTGCTCCTGTTGTGCGTTGGCGCGATGCGCTGAGGTCGATGAATGCAAAAGGGCGAGCCTATGGCCCGCCCTTTCAGTTTAGCGAAAAGCTATCGCTTTGTCAGCCCTTCAGCAGTAGATGCCCGTGAGCTTCGCATTGCGCTCGCGCTCTTCGTCCACTGCCGACGTGAAGCACGCCGCGCACGACGTGATCTTCAACGGGAGCCACCAGGATTCACGCTCTTTCACGTCCTCTTTCAATTCGCGACAGCGTTCGCAAAAAGTCGTCACCTTCACGACCGGCTGCCGCGCATTCCACTCGTCACGTTCTCGCCGATTCACAATTCACCTCTTGGCGGGTCGCACGCAGCGTGCAAGCATCGTTGACCACGTGTCGCGCGGCGTCTCGATGGGCGAGCACTTCATCGCGTATGTTTTGAAGCATTACGACAACGCCGGCTGCGCGCGGGAGCGCCTGCGCGCGGGTGAGTACCGTACAAATCGAGGCGGTCAGTTCGTCGAGCAATGCGGCCCGCTGCATAGCTTCTTCTTCGATTTCGCGCGCCCGCTCGACCAAGTAATCTGTCATGCACATTGCAATCCCCGTAGGTGGTTGGTTGGTACGCTCTATCATAGTACGTGTAAAGAGAATGTCAATTTGGCACCAATAAAAAAGCCCGTGAAGCGAACTTCACGGGCAGTGCCCGATAACCGTGGGCGGCGGATCGACCCCAACTGCGGGTTCGGCGGCCGCGGCTTAGACGCCGAGCAGCTGCGTGCAGGCGAGCGGACGGAAGATCACCGCGCCCCACGTACCGGCCGATTTCTTCTGCCGGAAGTACGACGAGTAGCGCTCGATCGCGTGCGCGCGCAGTTTTTCCGTGAAAGCGCACGTCGCGCTTTCCTGGCCTTCGATGCGGGGTGCCCACATCTGCACGAGGCGCCCCGACGCGGTATCGAATTCCGGAATCGTCACGAACTCCATTTTCGGGAACGCGTCCTTGATGAGCTTGGCGGCAGACAGGCCGTAGCTATTGGCCGTATTCATGTCGCCGAGCGCGGTCGGCGCGAGGCCCACGCGCAGCTCGTCCGTCTGTTCGATGATACCCTGCGACTGCGTTTGCAGCGCCTTGAACATCGTCACGAGACTGTTGTAGATCGCTTCCGGGGCGGCGGTCGCCCAATTCACCGTTGCGGCGACCGGTGACGGCAGGCGCGGGTCGTTCGTCAGGCCATAGTTTTGCAGGCCCGAAACGCCGAAAAGGTACGAGGCGTTCAAGAACTTCGCGATGCCGAGTGCCGATGCGTAATTGAGCTGCGATGCCCAATCGACACGGCCGGCGCCGGCCATTTCGAGTTCGCGCTCACCCCACCGCGTCCACGTCTGGAAGAAATACGACTGACGTTGCGGGTAGTTGATGTTGGCGTTCGAATCGCCGTCCGACGAGTAGTCGCCATACGTCGCGACCTTTGTTGTCGGCTCGGCTTGAATGAACGCGGCGGTGAGCGTCGTCCAGTCGCCTTTCTTGGACTCGCCGATGAGCTCGGCCGCCTTCATCGGGGCGACCAAGACTTCGATCACCTTCGGATCGACATACGTCGTCAGGAACGACGGGATGCCGCTGTTGGCTGCGCCCACAAGATGCGGCGTAAGGTCCGCCGCGTCCATTGCGTAGGCGCTTGCTGCCGTCGAGATATCGCGCACGCCGTGCGGCAGCACCACGCCCTTAGCCGCAAGCTGTGCGATCAGTTGCAAATCGCTCATTTCAGTTTCCTTTCTATCAGAGTTCGTCGAATGCGCGACTTGCGCCGCGCACGCTTGCGGTTACGCGTTGATGTTGCTGATCTGCACGAGTGCGTTCGTCGTCGCAGCTTCAGACACGAGCTTGAAGCCGGTATCGATGAGCGTCGCCGTTACCGTGCCGCCGATGCTCGTATTGCCGGTCGTCGTATCCCACAGAATGGACGCACCGCGCGACGGCGAACCGCTCACCACGTCGGCGTTGACGAAGAAGTCACCCGTGCCGAAGAGTGCGACCGGTTGGCCCGGTTGGATCGTGTTACCGGCCTCGGCCAGGAACGTCGTGATCTGCGCATTGTTCTCGCGATGTACGAAACCGATACGCGTCGTGCTCGACGGTGCGGCACCGGGGACCGACGTAACCGTACCGTCGGCATTCAGCACCGCGAACTTGCCGACCGTGACGCCGTTCGAATCCGCGACGCACTTGCCAGTGCTCGACAGTTTGTAGACCATCGGGTTCGAGCTGGCGAAGTCGCCCGGAAGCCCTTGCGCGGGCGTGATGTACACCTGATTCTGAAACATGGTTTCTCCTTTTCCGTTTCAGGGTTGAACCGTCAAGAAGCGTCCGAGCCCGCGGCTCTCAGCCCTTCACGGAAATTTTGTTTGCGAGCGCCGCGAGGCGCGATGCGGTTTCGTTCACGACCGCGCCGCGGCCGTCCATCGCGTGCGTAGTCGCGCCCGGCATGCGCGCACCCGCCGCCGTTGCGGTTGCGACGCGGAAAGCCTGCCAAGCGGTCTTTTCGGCGCCCTTGCCGATCGCAGCCACGTCAACACCGACCGCACCGAGCGCTTCGCGATAAACCGCACCCGCCGAATCGAATGCGAACACGTCCACGTCGCCGAGCACGCCACGCACTTCGCGCGCAGCTTCGGCAAGTGCGCGCATGCTTTCGCGCTCACGCTTCGCGGCAGCCGCAACGAGCGTGCGTACCGACTTGGCGTCCATTGCGCCATGCGGCGTTGGATTGCCGCGCGCGGGCGTGCCTTCTTGACCGGAGCCCGACGTTTCGAGTTCGTCTTCATCCATCGCGCCCTCGTGGCTCGCGCCGCCTTCGCCTGCACCCGTGCCTTGCGCGCCGAGTTCGAGCTCGAAGTCTTGAGCGCCTTCGGGCGTGCCGGGCGGCCGCACGCCTTCACCTTCCGCGCCGTCGACTGCCGCGGTGTCGCCCGGCTGCGCAGCCGGCTTGACGACGGCTTGATGAATGTGACCGAGCATTTCGGCGATGTGCTTCATCGCCTGCCCGATCGCGGCCATGTTGACTTCTTCATTCTGCTCGCCCTGGGGCGAACCGGGCGCAACGGTGCCGCTCGCGCCGGCTGTCGTTTGGCCGCCAGCTTGCGGCTCTTCCTGATCTTCGAAAGGCATGGCCTTATCTCCTTGCGGGGTTGTTTCGGGCGAAACGGGTTGTCGAAGTGCACTGTCAGCGACGTGCGCGCCCGATGCGCGCCCGTCGTCGACGAGCGCGACGTGGTTGCCTCCAATGTCGCGCATGATGCCGTCGTAAGTCGTCCCGTCAGCCTCGCCCGAGCGCATGACAGGGTTGTAGCGATACCCGCACGAAAGGTCCGCGAGAGTACCGGATTCAATGAGCTCGATTGCGCGACCGTCCGAGACGAGCAGGTCGCCTCGCAGATGCTTGCCGTCGAACCTGATCGTGTGCACGCTGCCGCATTGATACTCTTGGCGCGGCTGTTCTGCTGTCTGCGGAATGTGCTTGATCATGAGCGGCACGCCTTCGAACGTCGCGGCTGCGCGCGCCAGTTCGTCAGGATGCCGGTAAAGGTCGTACACGCGTTGCGGATCGAGCCCGAGGTCTTGCCAGCCAGGAATCTCCGCGCCGCGATAGGGATTCACTTCGGCCGTCGACAATATGCAGTTCTTCACGCGCATGCGTCCATCCGCGTCGAAAGAGCGCGCAGATTGACGGTCAAAGGCGAGAACGACAGTAGGCATGGCCGAAACGTGAACGATGTTTCGCCGATATTACCGCGCACTCTTTGCGAATGCAATCAAGCCAACAGCGCCGATAGTCAAATTTGATTGGCTGTACGTGAGTGCGGTTACTAGAATGTCAGCACTTTCTCAACGGGGACTAAATCATGTTCAAGCTCGAAGCGCGCGACTCCACCGGCAATTGGTTCTATCCTCGGGCGCGGTACGCCACCCACGACGCCGCAGCCAATGCCGCTAGGGCGTTACTGAACGATTGGGCCGTTGAAGTGCATATCGTCGAGGTGCAGTGATGGCCTACGCATACTGCCCGCATTGCTGTAGCCCCGTGCGAGAGCCGACACTCGGCGAACTCTTGGACGAAACGCAGCGTTGTGACGCCTGTCGCAACGCATTCACGCCGACCGGCGCAGTCACAGACGCGCTGGAGACATTGGAACGCCGTGTGAACTGGTTGTGCGAAATCGCCCGCGCGGCCGGTCTGACGCCGCCAGACTAACCGCGATAGGCATCCTGCGCCCACGGCGATTTCTTCGGGCCGCCCTGCGCGGGTCGATCTTTCAGTACGCCCTTTGCGCCGAGTCGTGATTTCTCGACGGTCATATTGTGCTCGAAGTCGGCGCCGCGGCCGATTGCCGGTATGACCGAGCGCGAACCACAGCGGCAGTTAATCGCCTCACCCGGCTTCACGAACCCAAAGCCGTCCCCGAAGTCAATACCGACACTCGGATCGAACTCCCATCGCTCTCGCCCCGCCTGAACGTGCTTCGGGCGCGGTTCCTTGCCGGCGCTCGAATGGATCCAGATTGCTCGCGTGATGCCCAACTCGCGTTGGCGCGCCGCGTTCATTTGCGCCGTCGCCTTGTTCGATTGGTCCTGCGCGATGAAGGCGGCGCGGCGCGTACTCACGTCGCCCTTCTTCTTGATTTCCTCGGCCATCGTTGCGAGGTCGCGCCCGGCGACGAACGAACGCAGTACGATACCCTCAATGTCCTTGTGGTAGTCCTGTTGGATGGACTTTATCAAGGCAACGTTCTCGGGCACCTTCGCGCGCAGGATGAGTTTCTGACTTGGCGTGAGCCGCATCGGCACATCAAAGCCGGCCCGTTTGAGCCGACCGCCCCACGCCGTTGCGTTGTCTCGATACCACGTCTGCGCTTGCTGCTCCGCAAGCTTCTTTGCGAACGTGTCGAAAAAATCGGTCCAGTACGTGCGCAGGCGCGTGAGTTCGAAGAAGAGCGCGTCGGTGCGCGCCTTCACGCCGTCGCCCTTTGCCGCGTCTTGTGCGAGTTCGGGCAACCGATCGGTATCGACGTTCGCTTCAAGCGCCTTGCGGTACTTGCTCGCGATCCACCATTCGTAGCTCGCCCGCATGTTCGCGACCGCCTTCTGGATCGCTGCCCGGTACGACTGTTCCGATTGACTGTTCGGGCTGATCGGCGGCAGGATCACGTCCTTCTTGCCCGGCGCTCGCAGTGGGGTCATCATTCGTCCCAATCTTCAAAATCTGTTCAGTGATCCCGGGAATGTCGTCGTCCGCGACCTGATCGAGCGGCGCGACTTCATCGAACGCGCCGGCATAGATGCTGTTCGGATCCGCCTTCAGTCGCGCGGTTTCAATGTCGGGCGTGATAACGCCCGCCTCGATGTATTTGGCCGCCGTATCGGCGTCTTTCGTGCGCGCCTCGGCTGCTTCGAGTGCGTTCAATTCCATAAGCGGGAACCATTCCCACGCCACGGACGGGTCCACCTGCCCAAACAACGAGAGCTGCACGAGCTGCAAGATGCACTGCATGAGGTCCATCAAACAGTTCGTTTGGTAGCCCTTTACGTAGTCGTAGAAGACGCGAATCTCGCCCTCGCTCGATGCATTCAGCCCCGTCGGCGTGATCCCAAGCAACACGACAATCGGGATATGGCACACGGCCGACATTTGCTCTTGCGCCTGCGCTTGGAGCGCGTCAAGGCCTGACAAGGGCGTGTTGACCTGAAAGAATTCTTCCGTCGCCTTGTCCAGAAACAGAATGTTCCGGTTGTCGCGGTATGCGTTGATGAGCTGCGCGCGTGCGGCCAAATCTTGGGCGCCGCCCGGCAGCAGCATTTGTTGCATGTCCGCCTGTACGCCTGACACGCTGAATTGCTTGAGCGTATCGCTCACTGATTGGCGCGAGCGCAGCCAGTTGTCGACGTACGGCATAGCCAACTGCGTCATCGAGATACCGGCGAACGAATAGGCCGGTTTGAGCATATCGCCGACCGGTCGCGAAATGAGCGTGTACAGGCGCGAAGCGTGCACTTCCGTGCCGAGCATCCACCATGTGGACGGTTTGTAGAAGTCCGCGCGCGTCGGGTCCGACGAGTTGTAGTTGTTTGGTGTAACCCAATACGCCTCAACAGGCCGAAGCCCTTCGAGCGCGCCTTTTGGGACCGAATATTTCTTCGGCACGAGCGGAGAAGTGCGGATAGCCGGCGCATCGTCGTTCTTCAGCTTGAAATACAGGTGAGCGCGGCCATACGCTTGCTCTTGGATCACGGCTGTGCGGATGAGCCCGCGCACGTTCAGGCGTTTGAGTTCGTCCTCGATCTGCGCGAGCTGTTCTTGTTCGAGCGCGCCGCCGCTCGATACCACGCGGCCCCATTTGCGCGTGCACTCGTCGGCAAAGCGCTCATGCATCGAGCGGTATTCGGGTAGTTGACCGAGCAGCACAAGAGAGGGAAAGCCGGGGAAGCCCGAATTTTGCGTGAAAGTAAGCGCGTTGCGCGTATCGCCGTTGAAGTCGAGGGCGTGCGTAGCGGCGTCGCGCTCGCCGCGCGAGTAGTTCGCCGGATCGACTTCGTACGCCTGCGCCAACTTCATCGATGGCGTACGTGCATCCGCGAAAGTTTTCGCAACTTCAAGCGCAGCGCGCAGCGCAGCGCGCCGGTCGATAGCATCCGGTGCGGGCGCTGCGGGCGCTGCCGCCTTATTGGCAAACTTCGCGCGTTTGTAACGGTTGCGTCGGGACATTATGCACGGGCCTTATTGAGGATTTCTTGCGTAATCATACTGGCGATAGGGGTGCGCAGGCAAAGTTGCTGCAACGCGATCGTCATGCAGTCTACAGTGTCGTCGTTCTTCACGTCCGGGAACGCCGTGATTTCGGTCACCCACGGCACGATCCCGGGCGACTCGCTCGGGTCCGGCAGCATGACGCATTTGTTCTCCCATACCCATGACACGGCGTGCGCGCGAGCCTCTTTCGAACCGAGCGGCGGGACGCCAACGAGCCCCGGAAAGTGCTTCTTGAGCATGTCGATCAGCGCCGCGCCATTGGCCGCCTCTTCGATGAAGATGCGCGTAGCGCGTGGGTGCTTGCGCTTCAAGTCTGCGATCGCCTCGGCGGTCTTCATGAATGCCAACCGCTCACGCCGATAATCGATGAGCCATACGCGCTCGTCGGCTGTCTTTCCCCATACGCCGATCGCGACGAAGTCCGATGCGTCGCCATCCTTGAACGTCGCGTCGACCGACATGCACATTTGCTGGAACGTCTGCGGCAGATCGGCGCGCTTGTAGTGCTGCAAGTGCATGCGCTTGAAGATGGCGCCGAAGTCTGCGAGCGGCGTCTGTTGGTACATCGACGCCCACCACATTTCACCCATGTGGCGCTTCAGCTCGCGCAGTTTGTCTTCGCTGTGCAAATGCGGAACGAGCACGCCTTCGGGTAGCGCGTCGTTGAAACCGATTTCATCGGGCCGATTGATCGCCGGAAACGATAGCAGCGTGAAGCTCGGATCGTCGGCAAGCGCCTTGCGAACGTGTGCGAGAAGGTCTTGCGCCGACCAGGGCGTGCCGATGATGACCTGCCCTGAGCGCTGCTGCAAACGCGTCAAAAACACCGAATCGTACCAATCTCGGTTGCGCGCTTGCGTGACTTCGGAGAGCGCTTCCTGGGCGTTTTTTACGGCGTCGTCGATGATGCCCACGTCGACTGAGAACCCGGTGAGCGCGCCGCCGATGCCGACGCCGCGCAGCCACCCATCGCCCGGCACTTGAAGACCGTCCGTCGCGTTGTCGATGCCGCTGAAGCCGAGCAGAGCCGTGTGCGGGAAAATCTCGCGATAAATCGGCTCGCGCATGATGTTCTTTGCATCGCGCTGGTTGCGCTGTGCGAGTCCGTGCGCGTAACTGGCTGAGGCAATGCGAACGGCCGGCAACTCGCCTGTCAGACGCCCGAAAAGATACGGCGGCAGACAGCGCGCGATGAGCGACGAGTTGTGTGTCGGCACGAGCGTGTCGCCCGCGAGGTACAGGCCATCTTCGTGCGCGACCTGGATGCAGCGACCCAGTTCGAACGCGCCACGTTCCACATTCGTAATACTACGACGCCGCACCGCAGGGTCTAACTTCAACGCCGATCGCTTGCGCAGCAAACGGCAAGGGATAGGCAGCGTGGGCTGAAAACATACCTGCGCAACCGGCTTGCGTCCCTGTATGCCGCTTGTCGACAGAATCGGGTCAAACCACGTAGTTGTGACGCGCCACCCGAACGTGGCAACTAGACGTGCCACGGAGCGCGAGAGTTCTCGCTCGCATGTAGAGAACGTCACGCGACCGTTGGCCGCATACACGTATCCATCGGAATCGATGAGGCCGGCCAACAGTTCCAACCGTTGCTCGATGCTGGCTCCGTAGTAGCTATCCGGAATCGACTTGGGTAACCACATGCCTTCGTGCCGGTACCCTTCGTTGTACAGTCCCAGTTCGCGCAAAGGGGCGCGCAAAGACGAAAATTCCGCAGACAGTACGCCCGTAGTGGCATGAGCCCATTCGTTGGTTTGTGGGTAACCGCAGGCCGCCACAGCGTCAAGCATAGCGCGGTCATCGGGGTGCGCAGTGATGACCGGCTTTGAGCGCACTCCGTCGCCCAGCCACACGCCCAAGGCGTAGGGCGCAACCGGTAGCGACGCAGGCGCGCCGATCAGCGGTGCAACGTCGGGGAGTTGGAAATTTGCGCGCGAGCCGCGCCGGCCGGGTGTGCCGCGGATTGCACCCTTCGCAGCAATAGCTTCCGTCTCGAAAATCTGCGCGCTGCGACCGTTCACCCAGGTTCGATGTAGCAGCCACTCATGCCGAGCGTGTGTCGCCATACGCGCGCCGTCGCTGAACGTGATTTGCATGTCGCACGGCGACTCGTCAGACACGGCCATTACGCGGGTTGTGGTGCCATCCGGGCGGTACAATACGTCACCGGGCACCAGCGCGCCGTGCGTCGTCCAGCCACGGTTGGCCGTCAGCATGGGGGTTGAATGGCCCAGTTGCTTGCCGTGCTGAGGCGGCGCCGTGAGCATGAGCACCGGACGCTTCCCGGCGAGCAGATCTTCGACGAAGCGGTCGACAGCGCGGCACACGGCCGCGCTGAACACGCTGTGCGTATAGCGCGGCCGATGCACAGCCGCGACGAAGGCGGCAAAGTTCGTACGCGCCGTCGTGACGAGAAACCGCACGGGATCGAGCGCGGGCGCGCCCTGCGTCATGACGCACCCCCGTCGAGCAGGCCCATTGCAGCCATTTGTTTGAGCTGTTCGACGTATGCGCCGCGCTCGTCGTCGGAAATCGTTTCGGCAAAGGCGGCGCCGTTCGCAATCTCGACGATCGCCTTGTCGTAGCCGAGCAGCTTGACGAGCGTAGCGAAAGCCTTGTCTTTCGAGCGCATTTTCGGCACGAGCTGGCCTTGCTTCACGTCAAATCCCTCGATCAGCCGACCGAAACGATAAATCTTCAGGCGTTCCATGTCTATGTCGTAGCGCTCGACGGCGCCCACCCCGCCGCAGGATGCGCAAGTCGACAGCGTGCCGTCGTCGACGATTTCTTCCGTCTTGCCGTTCCAGTGCGTCTCGCCGCCCACCGTCCCCCGCCCCTTGCAAACCGGGCACGTGTTTGTCGACGGGCGTAGCAGTTCCGCCAAGTTGACGTTGATCAACTCAACCAGATCGGCAATCAGGGATGCCTTGACAGGCTGCAAGCGGAAGTCATCCATGCTCGCGAGTTTAACGCAATTGCGCGATTTCTTCGATAGCTTGCGCCTATCTTACAACTAGCTTGGTGCGACCCTTACAAACGTACAAACGCGACCGACCGTGCGGAACTGTTTGGTTGAAATTTATCTTGCATTTATCTTGCGAAATGACCGCCAGCGCGAAGGCTGACTGTAAGTTACCTTACGAATCGCTTGCGTATTTGCAATACCTACGCGTGTGGTTGCATAGGCAACCAAAAGTTGCAAACTACACCCTCCATATCCCACCTATCCCACCTCTTTCTATATATAAGCTACTTATAAAAAAATAAGATAAGTATTTATTAGAGAATTGTAGTAGTAGGGCTATATAAGGAAACAGGTGTTATGAGGTGGGATGGTGGGATGGCGCCCGTAGCGCTTGACCTTCGCAGCACGCTTCGGCACACTGCGGCGCATGGACACGTTCGCACTCAACCCCTCGACCTGGGACCTCACTACCGACGCATCGGGCAATCTCGCGACGTTTGGCGACAGCACGCCCGGCGATGCAACAGGCCCCGGCATCAAGCTCGCCCAGGACGTTGCGACCCGGTGCCAGTCGTGGCTTGGTGAGGTCTACTACGACACGACGCAGGGCATTCAGTACGATCAGGTCCTTGGCGGCGCACCGAACATGTCGTTGCTGCAAGCCGCGATGCAGCGCGAAGCGCTGAACGTGCCCGATTGCGCGACGGCGATCGCCAACTTCGCATTCACCCGCGGTGCACAGCGACGCATTACCGGGTCGATCACCGTGTCGGACGCGAACGGCGCAACCGGCGTCGTGCAGTTTTAGCCTACGCAGGCTAAACAGGCTAAATCGGGCGAGACCGTGAGCTACGTCATCATCCCCCTACAACCTGTCGCGAATCAGCAGGCGAGCGCCATCCTTGACGGCAAGCTCGCGCAGATGACCGTCTGGACGACCGACTACGGCACGTTCATGGATTGCCTTTACGACGGCGTGCCGGTTTTCACGGGCCGCGCCTGCCTGGACCGTACCGACCTAAACGCTGCTCGCTACAATGGCCTGCCGCAGTTCCTTGGTTTCGTGGATACGCAAGGCGCGTCCGATCCTACGTTCGATGGGTTCAACTCGCGCTACCTGCTCGTGTACGGCAACCCGAGCAGCACGGCGACGACTATCGGTTGACGTTACAAACACTTGCACTATTGCAGAGATTCCGCTATAGTGCAGTCGTGGTCCTGCTTCACCGTAGCATGTTGGTCTGTTGGTCCCCTCTCGTGTCTGTTAGCGCCGTGCAGTCCCCCCCCCCCGCTGCGCGGCGTTTTTTTTTATGCTCAAGACTCAGACAATCGAACTGACGACGGCGCGCGACGCCGGGCGCGTTATCCAACTTACCGAGTTATCGGCGTTCGAAGCCGATCGCGCGGCACGCGCGGCACTGCTCGCAATCGATGAAGAGCCGGACGGCGGCGTGATCGCATTGGCGTTCGAACACGTTCGCACCGTGCGTGCTATGGGCGAGATGGGGCTCACGCTGCTCAGTGCGTTCGTGCGCGGCGACGTGCTCGCGCAGGGCGCCGCGCCGCGCCCGTTCGACATTCGTCGCGACATTCGTGATTGGCGCAACGTGCAGCGCTTGCAGGACGCGGCCCTGCTGCTTCACGTCGGTTTCATGCTGTCGCGCAAGCCCCTCGACGTGCCCGTGACGTTTCAGGCGCAATCGCTTCTGAAAGGCGGCGATGACCTTCGCGCGACATTCTGTTCCCCGGTACTCGCCGCCGCGCTACAATCGGGCCATTGCACGTATCGCGAGCTGGAGACGGTCCTGAGCACCGAGGACGCCTTCAACATCGTTGAACTCGTGAACATCAACGCCATTCGCTCCTGGCAGGACACGCAAACCGAATGAACGCACAACCGCTCGACGACGATCGCACACTGGACATTCTTGGCACGCGCGGGCGCGATGCCGGCAAAGTCTTTCACCTCCTGGAAATCGATCCGCTGACGCTTTCCGGCTTCGTGCTGCGGCTCGTCGCGGCGCTGCGCGTGCCGGACTACGACGCGCTCATTGCGCGTTTCATGCCGTTCGTCGTCGCACAGAAGGCAGGAGAAGACGCGACGGCGCCGATCGATGCAGTGATGCAACTGCTGCAAGGCGCTGATCCGCACGCCGTGCATGCATTGATATCCGAACTGCTCGACTTCGTGCGTATTTCACCCGATCCGGCGCACCCGAACGTGCGCCGCGCGCTTCAGCGTGACGACATTCGCGAACTACAGACGCTCGGCGCGGTCTTGATGGGGCACGTCAAGCTGAACTTCACGTTCGGGGGCTGAAATGGTCGCAACGGTCGCCGCGCTCGATTTGCTCGCGCTCGCCGCGTCGGCCGTGCCGAGCCTGAACCCTCCGACGCCGATTTACGCCATCATTCGCAGCGATTCGTTCTTGCCCCTCACGATACCGTCGTCCTGGGTCGAATTTTCCCCGCGCTACGAATCGGCCGTATCGGACTACCCTGTAGAGCTCGGTGCGTATGCGGTGTACAACAAGGTGCGACGGCCGCGTGAAATCACCGTAACGATGGTAAAGACGGGATCGGACCTCGCGCGCGCAGCGTGGCTTGCGGCGATCGATCTGACGGAAAAGACCAAGCCAACGCAGCTTTATACGCTCATTGCGCCGCAAGGGATCTACATCGGCTACACGATTGTGGGCATGAGCAACGAAACGCGCAGCGAGCGCGGGTCGAACATGCTCTACCTCACGATCCGCTTTACGGAAGTGCCGCAGATCCCTTCAAGCGCCGGCACCTACTCGAACACGAAGCAAGCGAAGTCCGGTTTTTTAGATCAACTTGGGCAGCTGTACACGAACGTCACGACCGCGGCGCAAAACACGCTGATCGAGGCAAAAAACTTCATCTTGGGCTGAACGTATGGCTACGAACGCACAAGTTGTCGACGAACTGATCGTCAAACTTACGTTGCAAGACAAGGCATACGTCGAGGCCGACAAACGCGTCGACGCGCACGTCACGAAGACCGAAAAGAAGCGCCAGAACGAGGACAACAAACGCAAACAGCGCGATAAGGACAACATCAAGCGCCTGAAACAGCAAGAGGCTGCCGTGAAGCAATTCACGGGAGCCCTCTCGAAGATGGCGCTCACGGTTGGCACCGTGCTAGGCGTCGGGGCAGGCGTCTCGGGCATCATCGGTGCGATGGTTTCACTCGCAGGTTTCGAAACGAATCTGCGACGCGCGGCCGTCTCGACCGGCATGTCGAACCGGGAGTTGCAGGCGTGGGGGTCGACGGCGCGCCGCATGGGCGCGGATGCGTCAGCCGGCGCTCAGGCCATCGCGGACCTCGCGCGCGAGCAAAAACAGTTCAACCTCACCGGCAGCGGCCCGACGATGCAGGCCCTTGCGCGCGCAGGCGTCATGGTTGGACCGGGCGTCGCTCCTGAGGCCATCCTCGCGCAGGCACAGCAAGTCTATCGGCACTCGACGCCCGCGCAGCAACAGCAGATGGAGGCGCAGCTCGCCGCGCAGGGCGTATCGCAAGATCTGATCGTCATGATCAAGTCGGAAACGGACGCGCGGGATGCCTACACGCGTTCGTTGAACGAAGCGAGCGAAGAGAACAAAAAGGCCCTGGCCGCCGTATCGAGCGCAATGGCGACGGTCGAAAACGCGGCCGTCGGCGTGGCGAGTGCACTCACGCAGCTGTTTCAGCCGGCGATTGAGAGTTTCGCGCAATGGTCTAGCGACGCCGCAGCGGCACTGTCTGACTTTAACGACGACGTGCAGAATGCTGGCGGCGGGTTGTCCGGGTTCTCGCGTGCGCTGGAAACGCGCTCGCCCGAGCTGGCTAAGGCTTTGGACGCGCTCGGGAGCGGGCTGCGCGTTGCCGGGGAAGCAGTCGATATCGTCGCATACGGACTTCAGCAACTTTGGGGTGCACTCAAGTCCGCGTTCAACTGGCTCGACAGCAAGCTCGCGGGATTGCTCGGCACGTCCGCGCACCCTCTGAAGGATGCGGTCGGAACTGTCGGCGATGCTATTTCGTGGGCATGGAAAGGTATGCTCGGCGACGCGCGCCGCTACGGTCCTTCGCCGGTCGGCGGCCTCATTGGTGACCGCGGAGAAGGCGCAGCGCTTACGCCCGGTGCACGGGCCGCGCTCGCCGCACAAGAGCGCTCCGAACGCCGCCAAGCGCGCGAAATGGGCCTCGGGCCGGGCGAATCCATCATGTCGTTTGGTGCAGGCACTCCAGGCGCGCGCGCGCTGAACGCCGGCAATGCGCAGAACCTCATGCAGCGCTTGATCGTCGGATACGGACTGTCTGTGCCGCAAGCGGCGGCAGTTGCAGCCAACTTGCAACGGGAGTCCGGGCTCAATCCGGCAGCCTTCAACGCCGAAGGGGGCGGCCAAGGCGCGCGCGGGCTTGCGCAATGGCGCGGGCCGCGCATCGACGCCTTCCGGGCCAAATATGGCGTTGCACCAGATCAAGCTACGATCGATCAGCAGATTGCTTTCATGATGACCGATCCTTACGAGCAGTCGCTCATGCGCAAGGCATTTGCTGGCGGTGGCGATGCGGAAACACTCGGTCGACGCTTCTCGCGCATCTACGAAGGTCACGGTAAGGTCGCCGAAGACTTGAAGCGCGGTTCGGTAGCAGCGCAGCTTGCCGGCAATGCCAACCCGAGTGCGGATGCGGCCAACGCGGGTCCCGCGATCGGTAACCAGATCAATATTCAATCGGTCACGGTGCAAGCCAACGATCCGAACGGTTTCGTGAGCGGCATTCGGCGCGTGTCGGGGGTGCAGAACTACACCACAGCCGTACGTTGACACAACATTGACTTCCTGTTAAGATCCGAACCGTCTTAACAGGAGGGAATATGGCTTACGGAGAACGCGAGAGTATTTGGCAGGTAGCTGCCGAGGTAGTAGAAGGCAGTGACTTCCGCGCACCGATTGGTACGCGTTTCGGTTGCGCACGAGTGTGGATACAAGACGGCAAGTACTGGTTCGGTCTTGAAAACCACGATGGCGTGCGCGGCGTCGAGGTATCCGCCGCGTTTTACCATGTGTTTGTGCAGGAGTTTATATAATAATGAACGCACAAATCGCTGACTACGCACGCGGCTGGAACGATGCGATGCTCGGACGAGTCCCCACGGCCGGCGCATCCTGCGCGTACTGGCTCGGACGCACCGATGCAGCCGCTGCGAAAAAATCTTGACGTAGCGTTTACCTTGGCATAAGATGGTTTCATCTTAACTATGACCGAGGTAAAGAATGAACACGACGGCTATCGCGGCGGCAATGGTGAGCGCCATGATGCACATGCCGGCCGCGCATGCCGCGCCCGGCTCCTGGTTGCAACTCGAAATGGCTATCGGCGGTGCGCGCTATGCGGCGCAAGGTGACAACGTGTGGTATCAGCAAGGCATGCCGCACGCGTTGCGCCTGAACGCGCCCATGTGGTCGCTTGGCCTGACGGGGCCAATCTACCGCACTGCGTCCTGGGGTGTCGATTGGCACGTCGACTACGTAAATCTTGGGAACGCGTCGAGCGACTGCACATGCACCCCGGTCGACGCCAACTATGATGTTGCGAGTCACCGTAAGCTCAACCTGTACGACGCGCCGGATGCGCACTATCACGGCAACGGGCGGGCGCAAGGTATCGCATTGACGCTCGAACCGTATGTGCTCTATCGCGGGTGGCGCGTCGGTGTCGAGGGCGGCCTGTTTCCTTACCGGCCGGCATGGGATGAAGACGTTACCGGCTGGTCCTGGACGGCCGCGGCGCCCGTTCAGAACGTGCACCTGGGAACGCCGCACGCTGTGCAGTGGGGTAAGGTCGTCGGCGCGTCGATCGGGCGCGGGCCGTTCCGGGTTGCGTATAAGCACTACTTTCTGCCCACGCGTTTTACTGACGCTGCCCCGCCCGCTATCTGGCGCGGTGCGGACGTTCTCGAACTGAAATACGTCTACTGATCGGAGACCATCATGTGGGATGCTATTCGGGCCAATTGGCCTTACATCGTGGGCGGTGCGGTCGCGGCGCTCTTTCTCGGACTCGTGCCAATGGAAGGCCGCGCGAGCGGCGCGGCCGCCGCCGCGGTCTCGATGGACGATACTGCACTCATCGCACGTTGGGATACCGCCGACGAACACTGCCGCGGCGATCGTGACTTCGGCACGCCGCGACATGATATGTGGTGCACGGCGCGCGACCTGACCGAACGGGTACTCGTCGGGCGCGGCTGGAAGAACTTCGATGGCTACGACGGCGGATGGGTGAGTTCGCAACAGCTGCGCACTTTCGGCCTTCTGGCGCGCGGGCTCGACGCTCAGGCGCAGCGTAAGAACGCGTCGCAACAGGCCGAAATGGTGCCGCGCGTCGTTCAGATCCTCACGAACGACATTGGCGCGCGACCGGCGCGCACGATATGGGCGAACTACCATGAGCGCATCCTCGATTGGTACCCGAATGCCTGGGGTATCATGAGCGAGGCGATGCAACAGCTTGGGAGTGCACCATGATGCGCTTTTACGACTACCTGATATCTTTCGGACTCGCAGCGATCGTCGTGGCGTGCGCCTGCGCGTTTGTCTACGTCATTCATGCGCAAGATTTGGCGTGCAGCGCGCGGCCGTCGGCCGGGCGCGTCTATGCGGGGCGCGGATGAGCTTCAATCCTTTTGGTGAGCGTAAGGTGCGCGTGACTGTCACGGTCACGCGCCCGGATTCGAGTGGTCAACAGGTCGAACAGACGTACGTTTTCACACAGCACCGCATGCGTATCGCGGTGCGCACGGGCGGGCAGCAGTTCGGCAATGCGCACCTTATGATCTACGGCGTGCCGCTCGCTTCGATGAATCAAATCGCGCGGCTGTGGCTCGAAGCGATGACTCCGCAAGCTACCGACACTGTTGCGATCGACGTTTTCGACGGCAAAGACTTCACTCCGTTTTTTGCCGGGCAGATCACATGGTCGGCCGTTGACGCGAGCGGTATGCCTGAGGTAGCGCTCGTGATCGAGGCCAATTCGGCTATGACGCTCATGAATCAACCGGCGAGCCCTTACTCGAATCCTGGCCCGGTCGCACTTTCCGATGCGCTGACCGCGATCGTCGGACCTGCCGGCTTCACGGTCGACTATTTCGCCGATCCCTTCATGCTCGCCGACGTGCGGGTGACAGGCTCGCCGATGGAACAGGTCAGCGCGCTCATGCGGGGGCAACCAACGCTCACGTGGCACGTCGCGTTGCAGCGGCTCGTGATCCGCGCAGCCAACGCGCCGATCAACAGCAATGCAATCGCCGTGTCGATCCAAACTGGCCTCATGGCGCCGCCCGTCTACAGTACGAGCGGGCTGACGTTCGACACACTGTTCAATCCGCAAATCACGCTCGGCTGCGCGCTGGACATTCAGACCAGTTTCGATTTCGTCAACCGAACGTTGTGGGTTGCTGCTGTGCTCGCGCACCAACTCGAACCGAACGTGCCGCGTGGGCGCTGGACGACGAGCGTAGGCGCGCAGAGCTATGGTCCGAAGGGCAACAACCAGTAGGGTAAGTACTAACGAAAATCTCTTGACCTTTCGTTTAGATAGCGTATAGTTGAGCCATCGACAACGCAATCACGAAGGGGAATGACGATGAACGCGATCTACAAGCACATTCGCGCCGCGTACAAGGCCGGTCAAATGTCGAATGTCCGCATCGACCGCGCCGGGGATGGCAACGGCTGCTACGTCTGCGCTGGTGTCAAGTGCTTGCAATGGTTCGCATCGGTCAACTTGGCAGAACAGGAAATCGCCAAGCAGCAAGCCAAGGCAGCGAAGTTCATTCAATAACCACCCCGCGCCCGCTTCGGCGGGAATGGAGACACGAAAATGGCAACGTTCAACATCTGCAACGCGATCAGCGGCACCGACTTCGGCAGCTATGAAGGCGATACGGAAGAAGAGGCGCTGGACGCGTTGGCCATCGAGGCAGGATACCGAGATTTCGCTGAAGCGCTACGCGTCTCGCCGGCTGCGCTTGACGAAATCATCGTGACCCGCATTTCATATTAATCACCGCGAAGGGGAGTGACGATGGCAAAGCGTATTGCTCGCTTCATATGGCGCGTGATGAAGGTGACGGTAATAGAGCCGATCGGTTTACCTATCCTCGTCGTGATTGCGTTGCTTTTATTACCCATTAGGGTCATAGAAGCGCTTGTCAAAATATGGCACGAATCGTGAAGGACGATTTCCCGCACGCGCCAGGGCGCGTAGCCATCCACATTGCAGGCGCATTCGCCGGCTGTCCGCTCGTTGTGCCCCGCGAACCGTCGCTCATGTGGAGCGAAACCGAGCTGGCCCGCGCGATCGTGAACGAGTACGATGCGGTGATCCTTCAGGCGTGGTACACGAGCCTCGCCGAAATGCAACGTCGCGCCCGTGACGAACCCTGAATCTTGATTATGTCGACTCCCGCTTATCCTTACAATTCGACCTTCGAAGAGCAGCACGATCCCGATCGGGCGCAGCTATTCACCATCCTCAAACTGCTGCGTGGCGTGCACACGGCAACGCTCGTGCAGGTGAATGCCGTGCGCGCCGATGCAGGCCCGCGCGGCGTCGTGGACGTGACGCCACTCGTCGAGGACACGACGACGGCCGGCGTGCTCATTCCACAGACGCCGATCTACAACGTGCCCTATTTTCGCTACCAGGGCGGATCGAGCGCGGTTGTGCTCGATCCCGTCGTTGGCGATATCGGGCTCGCAATTTTCGCCGAGTCGGATATTACGACAGTAAAGGCAACACTCAAGGCCGCGGCCGCTGCTACGACGCGCAACCACAGCACGGCAGACGCGCTCTATCTCGGCGGCATGCTCAACGGCGCACCGACGCAATGGGTCAAGTTCCTGGCCGGTGCGACCGGCATCGATATCAGCACGCCAGGGGCTCTCGCACTCGAAGGGCAGACGATCACGCTCACGGCGGGCACGACGATGACGCTTGCGGCGCCGGGCGGCCTGACGATCAACGCAGACGTAACACTGAACGGCACAATGTCGGGAACGGTAGCCGGTGCTGGCGCGTACCAGTTCGCCGGCACGCTCGTCGCGCCCGAGGCGGTGATAAACGGCGTCACGCAATCGACGCACGTCCATACCGACCCGCAAGGCGGAAACACTGGCGGCCCGCACAACTAGGGTAACTGCCTAAGAAATTTTATTGACATTCCGTTTAGAGTGCGTATAATCAACTCATCGACAACGCACTCACGAGGGAAACGAAATGGCAACGTTCAAGGTCAAGGGCGAAGACGGCGAAATGTTGAACGCAGAACAGCTCGCTACATTTGCGGCGTACGTGGGTGCCGAGCAGTTCCAGTTCGTCGTTACGCGGTTACCGCATCAATTCGATGTAGCACTCACGCACCGGGCGTCCGGCTCGCGCGTCGTGCGTATCTCGCATATGAGCATCCACGCCGCGCGCGGCGATTTCGTCGTCGCAGGCAAGGCGACCCTTACGGCGCTCGTCGACAAGCACGGCGTGGCACGCGTTGCCGCCGTACTGCGCGCGGACGCGGCGCTGCAATAGGCGCTAGCTATCGCGCGGAGTTTTCGTTAAACTCCGCGTTATGGCTGCGACGACCAACGTTCCCCTTCCCCAATTCCTGCCGACCGGTCTTTCGATCGCGTCGGAACAGGCTATTCTCACGGGCGTTCAGGGCGACTATTCGCAATCGTTCGCTCTCGCAGGCAAGACGCTTTCCGTCGAATTGACGACGCCGCAAGGGCAGCTCATGTCCGCGCAAGCGTACATGGTGGCCGCATTCCAGGCCGCATTGGCGCAGCTTGTCGCGAACGTCGACCCGATGACGAGCAGCGGAGCGTATCAGGACGCGCTCGGGCGTATCTACTTCCTCACGCGACAGGCGGCAACGTACACGCTCGTCACTGCAACGGTCGGCGGTATCGTCGGTCAGACGTTGCCGGCAGGCTCGCAGGCGGTTGACACGAGCGGGAACGTCTATGCGTCGCAAACAGCTGTGACTTTCGGCAGCGGCGGTACAGCAACCGTCGTGTTTCAAGCCCTTGTCGCGGGCTCGTCCGTCGTGTGCGGCGCGGGACAGCTCAACCGCATCTACCAACAGGTTAATGGTTGGCAATCCGTCACCAACGCAGCAGCGGGCGTCACGGGTCAGGATGTAGAGTCGCGCGCCGAGTTCGAGGCGCGCCGAGCGGCAAGCGTACAAATCGGCGGCCAAGGGTCGATTCAGTCAATTCGCGCGGCCGTCGCGAACGTTCCCGGCGTCACCGATGTTTTTGCTTACGACAACGGCAGCGACTCGGCTATCACGTACGGCGCTACCAATTACCCGATCCCTGCGCATTCGATCGTCGTGTCCGTCACGGGCGGCGACAAGAATGCGATCGCGCAGGCGATCTGGACGAAGAAAGACGTGGGCGCTGGCTATTCGTCGCAGGGCGTAACGACGGTCGCCGTGACCGACTCCGTTAATTACGGGCCGCCATACCCGACGTATCAGGTTTCGTTCGTGTGGAACCCTGCGCCGACGAACGTGTTCATTACGGTCAACGTCCCGAACATTTCGTCTTTGCCGGCGAACTACATTCCGCTCGTGCAGCAAGCCGTCGCGAACGCCTTCACGAACGGCTACACGTCACCGGATGGCACGATCAACATCGGCCGCGCACGCATCGGCGGGCAGATCCTCTCGAATCAGTTCAGCGTACCCGTGAGCGTCGCGCTCGGCGGCATTACGCCAGTCTCGATCTTTGTTGCCTTCACGAGCGCGCCGACGAGCGGCTACTCGGTGACGATGGGCATCGATCAGCAGCCCGTGTGCGTCAATCTGAATGTGACCGTGAACAAGGTGAGCGTATGACCGCGTACCTTGGCAACACCGTACAGAAGCAATATTCGAATTCGCCAGTCCTGCTTTCGCTGCTGAATTATTTCGACCAATGGTGCGACTTGGCGAAGTTTTCGAACGACTTCTTGACGCACGTGTGGGATATCTCGCAGGCGACAGGGTTCGGGCTTGACATATGGGGCCGCATACTCGGGCAGTCGCGCTATATCCAGATCACGCCATCGCCGAACAACGATTTCGGGTTCAACATTAACGGCGCTACCGGCACGCAGTGGAAGCCGTGGTCGCAAGCCCCGTTCTACGGCGGCCAAGCGGCGGGCACCGCTGCGTTTCCGCTCGCCGATACCTACTATCGCAAATTGCTGCTCGTGAAGGCGGCGGCGAACATCGCGAAGACGAATGCACCTTCGATCAACGCGCTCATGCGCTCGATGTTTGGCGATCGCGGGCGCTGCTACGTCGGTGAAGATCCGGCGAGGCCGATGCACGTCGGCTATCACTTCGAGTTCTTCCCGACGCCCGTCGAGA